ACTCTCGTGTACTCTACTCATTTATTCATATAGATATTTCTTCTATATTATACTTTCGATAGTCGTTGAACCTTACTTATATTTCTATAAGTCTTGGCTGCTGATTGTCTTTCTCTTAATAGAGTTAAGAGTTCCCAGCAATTAAAGAGGTTTATCCAGATCTCCAACACGAAACCTGCCCCTGCTTCGACTTTGCCCGAGGATTTCCTTATCAATCTACTCAAGTCTCTTATTACATTATGAGTTACAAATTTTTCTTTATACTCTGAAACATGTCTTGCTAATATAGCCATCATATCTTCTCTGGATTGATTACTTGTATAAACTCCATAATATGATTTCATACTAGCATTCTTTTTAAGCATAGACTCTACTGTTTCATTAGCTGTTAATTTATCTTTAACTAAATCTAATGATTTATCAAAGTATAATCTAGATATAAATTCAGAGTGATATAAATGGTCTATTATTCCATCACCTATTGAGTTCCTCTCTATGATTAAAACACATCTAGGAAGTATTTTACATAATTCTTTTATTAATCTTTCATACATAGTTTCTCCTATATATGAAGATTCGAATTCTGCATCTGGCTCTAGAGTAAATGGATTAATGATAGTAATTGCATTATTATCTCCACCAGTACCTGTAGAACAGTCAATACCTACTAGATATGGAGTATGTGGATTAAGTTTCCTATAAATATCAAACTTATAGTAATCCAATAACCATAATTCATCAATAGGTTTCTTTTCAGAACTTACAATATATTCTATATCCTCTTGAGGGAATGGTGAAGAAGATGAACCATGTAGTCTTTGAAGAAGTATCTCTCTTCGTACAACTAAAGGATTACCAATCTTTGCAGACATCTCTTGTAACCATTTATCAGTTTTACCTAATTGGATATAAGAATACTCTATGTAAAAAATTTTATTACAATCAACACCTAAAGCTTCAAAGTATTTATTCACAGCTTCTTCATTCATATCATATACTCGTTCAGTCCATGTGGCTGTCTTGTCAAGTATCAACTGTGCTTCCATACCAGCTTGGGTGTCTAAGTCACCTAATTTTGTTAATCTATATATCTCTATATAGTTCAGACTATATCTTCTACTATTAATCTATTACCAATTAATAATAGCCTCCCGTTTCCACTTTCGTGTACTCTACTCATTTATTCATATAGATATTTCTTCTATATTATACTTTCGATAGTCGTTGAACCTTACTCTATAATAGAGTCTTGGCTGCTGATTGTCCACTTCGGAGTTCCCAGCAATTAAAGAGGTTTTACACCCCCAGTGAATTTAGGGGTACATGTGAATATACGAGCATACATACCATTATTTCGTTTAGCATTTGCTGCCGCAGTTTCATATGTAGAAACTGAGTTAGATATAATCGTACCAATATGATTTGTAAACTCTGGCTCGTCAAAATCAATTTTGTTATTCTATATATCTCTATATAGTTCAGACTATATCTTCATTATATATTCTATTACCAAATATATAATGCCTCCCATTTCCATATATTTCTATATGTACTCTACTCGCTTCTTCATATAAGTATTTCTCTTATACTATGCTTTCGATAGTCGTTGAACCTTACTCTTACGAGTCTTGGCTGCTGATTGTCTAATCCTTAAGATTATTACACTTTGGTACTTAAGGCTCTAAAGAGTTTCCAGCAATTAAAGAGGTTTTGATAGAGCTATATGTGATTGAATCAATGACTTGCGATATTTTTTACCTTTTATTGATTTTACAAATCCTTGTGAGACATTGTATTTTTTAGCAATTTCTTTCTGTAAATACTTACCAGATACTGCATCATCGTATATGGATATGATTGTATCGTCAGGTATTTTATATCTAGAATAATTGAATGTATATTCTTTACTAATATCTTGATATATTTCACGTGCTGCAATATGCTGAACAAAACTTTTTGATACTCCAAGTTTTTTTGCAGTTTTTGATGGAGAAATACCCTCGGATAATAAACTACATATAGACCGTATAATAGCGATGTCGTATTTGTTGTTTCTTTGCGGAAATATATAATCTTTACTAATGTCTTTATATGATTGACCACGTTTTATGTTTTTAATCAAGTGGAGTGATACATTATGTTCTAATGCAATCTGTTGCATAGATTCACTACCATTTGATATTTTTTCACATATCGTGCGTATCAAATCAATATCAGGTTTTCTAACAGGGAATGTATAATTTTTACTAATATTTTTATATCTAGCTTTATAAAATATATCTTTTACTAGTAACTCACTACAACCACATTCTATAGATATATCATATATTTTAGATCCAGCTTGTAGTAATTCGCATATCTTCTTTACTATCTCTTTCGGTGTTGCTGGACCTATGGATTTTGAACTTTTTTTAATATTTTCAGATTCAGTTAACCATTGTAAATTGGTATATATATTATGATATTTAATATTATCTATATGGTCTACTACAAATTTTTTATCATCAGATGGCATTGGTATGAACATGAGTGCTACAAGTCGATGTATACCAGTATTGAGTCTTCGACCATTATGTAGTTTTATAGTTATAAACTCATATGTATTTTTCATACCATTGCTTTTAGATGGTTTGTATATATAACCAGTTGAATGATTTCTAACTTGACCAAAATTTGATATATCATAATTTTGATAATTATCTAATAAATATAACTGTTTCCATTCCTCTGTCATGAATGATTTTAATATTTCTATTTCGTTATCTGTCATTGAGATACCTCCATTATTTTATTATAATAATGTAGGTATGATTAAATCACATATTGACTTAACTCTATTGGTGCCGTCATTCCTCGAGCTAGAGACAAACCACTCTCGTATGATGTTGCTTTAGCTTTAGTAATAATAGAGTTTCCATTTATAGGATTAGAAATCATAGTAGCATTGTCTTTACCTTTTTGCAAAGAACCATTTTCATCTACTACAGCATTACCTCTCATATATTCTGGTAATACTCTTATCTGGTCTCCTAATCTTTTTAGATTTGCTTTAGCTTGGTCTCCATCTTTATTAACAAAAATAAATTGTGAGTTTGTAGTTCCAAATTTATATGCCCATGTTAATAAGGCAACTGCTGATTCTGTTTTACCCTGCTCATTATGTTAATCTATATATCTCTATATAGGTCAGACTATATCTTTATCTTATATTCTATTACCAAATATAAGATACCTCCCATTTCCACATTAAGTGTACTCTACTCATTTATTCATATAGATATTTCTTCTATATTATACTTTCGATAGTCGTTGAACCTTACTCTTGTGAGTCTTGGCTGCTGATTGTCCACTTCGGAGTTCCCAGCAATTAAAGAGGTTTTGCATTCTATATCACTATAGAAGGAGGCAACATTTCGCCTCGGTAGGCAAAGCCATGAATCAATACCATGGAGTATACAATAAGCTTGAGCAATATTTCCTCTATTAGCTTTATAAGCAACAGTAGAACCACCCTGTGTACTAATCCTACAAATTTCTCTAAGATAGTACCAAGGGTTTCTTGCACATTCTGTAAGTACTCTACTAATCTGGTCTCTAGTAAGTGTGGTGTGACCATTCTTATCTACAGCGTGTGGGTCGATATTAATAAGGCTATAATCATATATATTTAACATAAAATACCAATTCTTAATACCTAACCTTTTTAAATCACTCGCTACCTGTAGAAAAGATTTATTACCAGTTCCCAAATCGTAGAACTTATCATTTATTTTAGCTATTCTACCCATTAAGAAAATCCTTTCTTTAATTTAATTAGCTTTATATAAAAGTGATTAGTATTAATTAATAACCAGAAAAACTTAACTATTAATATACTAAAAATTTCAAGAAGGGATTTTCTAATATGGAAAATATAAAAGAGAATGTAACTGAAGTAACTAATGAAGAGGTAGTTCAGGAAGAACCAAAAAAAGCTGGGTTTAACCATAATGACTTTAAGAGTATTATGGAAATGATTAAGTCTATGGACGAACAGCTTAAATATCTTAAAGATATGAGTGAAGGTCTTGTTAGAAATAATTATGGTCTTAAGACTTCAGTACTTGAAGATATTATTAAGTATGATAAGAAAGAAATAGAAACTATGGATAGAGATACTATGGTAGAATTTCTTTCTAAGTATGTAAATGATGAAAATACTCTTACAGATTTAAATGCATTAAGTGATGATGAAGTTAGAGAAGAAATGATGGAAGTTAAGAATTCATCATTAGTTCTTTTATCAGCAAAGTCTGGTGCAGATAAACTTAAAGAAGAAAGTAATACTATATTCACAGAGTATATGAATTATGTAACTTCTGATAAAGCAACAGAGATTAAGAAGAAGAATTTAGAGAATCTTAAGCAGTCTCTTGAATTAGAGAAAGATGCACATAAGAAGAGAGAAATGGAAGAAATGATTAGAGTTATGGAAAGCTCTATGAATTATGATTTCCTCTATGATAGATTTAGACAGCTTGGTGAGAAAGAAGTTCAGAATATAAAAGAAGGATTCTTCAATGATAGAAGAGGAAGTTATATCATGGAGAGATTCTATAAGAAGATGAAGATGTTTGGATTCAAGCAGGATTTATATACATACTTCCTTAATATAGAAGAAACTTTCTTAGATGAGAAGTATCACCCATTTAATAACTTATTCCTCTATATCTATGCAAGAATGATAGCATATTCAGACCCATATAATAAAAAAGATGTTATGTTTGTTAATGCTATTAATAGTGGATTAGCAAGTCTTATTTATCATAAGTTTGAGTCTACAGAACAGGAATTAAACTTTAAAGGAATTATCATGGGAATTGATGATTACTTTATGGGTGATAGAGAGTTCTTTGAAAAGAATAATACAACTTATGAAAAACACCCAGAGAGAATTGAATATGAAGCTGGTAAAGAAGATGCTCTTAAGAAATTCTATATAGAGAAACTTCATAGCTTAGATGTTAATGATTTTGATGAGTCATTACCGTCAAAAGAATTAAAAGCTATATATGAAGATAAGTATAATACATTAGTATCTACTCAGGTAGAAGAATATGATAAAGAGCAGAAAGATAAAGAAGAGTCTGCAGAAAAAGTTATGAAACCAGAAATAGTTGAGGTGAAGTTAAATGATGCAGAACCAGTAGAGGTGGTAGATGAAGAAGAGACAGAAGAAGAAAAACAGCAAGAAACTGAGGAATGAACGATTTGAAAGGTTAAGAAATATTTCTAAAGAAATTGGAAATTTTATAGAAAGTACTATTATAGATTTTGATACTAATCAAAAAGAAATGGGAGATAAATTAGATTTAAAAATTTATTTTTATCCAACATAATAGTAAGGTAAGTGCAACTATTACCTGATTGAACATTAATAAACTCCTATTAAGGTACCGTGACGAAATTTGGGTCGTCACGGTATTTTCTTTCCCTTTTAGCACAATCAAATAAACTAGAATAATATGAAAGGATTTAATTATGGCTTCATATTTTAAATCAGATGGAAAATATATTTATTTAGAAGCAGATTATGCAGAATTCTATTTACCAGAAGATTATTTCGATGAAACTGGTAAGTTTGCAGAAGATAAAGGTGATATGATAAGAACCTTAGGTATATTTACTGTAGGTATTTTTGAGAAAGATAAATTAAAAGAAATAAAAACTTTTAATGTACCTACATGGATAGAATTATACTCACCATCTACTGAAACTAGAATTGTGAATATATCAAGAAATCCTAATGAAGTTAATGAGGTTAAATGTAAAGTAATTAACTATCAGAAAGGTGCAAAGATAATGAGTAGTTCTGTTATTCAGGATAGTAGTAATGCTGAGGATTATATGAATCTTATTATCAAAGGTAAACTTCCTCAATGTATTCCGTATAGTAGTATGATGGATTTATGGCAAAAAAATCTAAATCTTAATAATGTAGGATTTGGAGTAATGAATGTAATAGAAGAAATGATATTAGCTACTATGTGTAGAGATAGGAGAGACCCTAGTAAAAAATTCTGTCATGTAATAACTACAGAACCATTAACTGATTATGATTATAAGATGAATAATGTAAGACAGATATGCCAGTACACTTCTACATTCAATGCTCTTACATTTGAGGATATGGATTCTATGATTACTACATCACTTAATAGAACAAAAAATAAGGGTGTTGAAACACCTTCTCCTGTTGAAGTTATACTGAAACAGTAGTGTTTCCTAGGCATAGGGCATTCAAACATTAAAATAAATCTATAGAGTTTTATAATGAAATAAACTCTAATATTTCAAATTAAGGAGAAATTGAACATGGCACAAACAATACAGATTGTTCCTCGTTTTTCATTTCCGCATATAGAAAGTTATGTGAATGACTACACACAGGTAGCAAATGACGAACAAGTCAATGCTGTTGATGTCTCAGTCATTGAAGCATACGCTGTTAGAGCTCCTAAGGGTGTTGATAATAGATGGATTAGAAAAACAAATAAGGCTGATGCCATTAAGACATTTGGTGATTCAAATTTTAAGAAATATGGTCAGCCATTAATGCAGGCATTAAATGTACTTGATCATAATAACTCAGCTGTATGGATGATGAGAGTCATGCCAGAGAATGCAGCTTATTCTAATGCAATAGTTTCAATTCTTTATAAAGCAGATACTGCAGCTGATACTCCAAAGGCTAGTGATAGAAAGTTTAGAATTAAGCTTGTTGCTAAGAGTAAAGAAAATATATCAACTGCTAAAGCACTTGCTGCAGCAGCTAAGGGTACAGAATTCACAGACGCAGATGCAGAGACATATAAGCAGCTTCCATTACTTACAGTAAGATATTCAGGAAGAGGTGATTGTGGTAACTTCTACTCATTGAGAATTTCTCAGGCTCTTACATATGAAAAAGAATATGGTATTAAGATGTACAACTTTGAAGTACTTACATCAGAGAAAGGTCTTGTAAAAGATGCTAACTATGTAGGTGCATTAGTTTCTTCTATGAAGTATACTTCAGAAGGTTCTACTCTCATAGATGATGTAATAGATGAAGTTGACATTGATAAGACACCAATAATCGTAAGATGTAATGATGAGACAGTTCAGGCTGTATATGATGAATATGTTAAGTTCATTAAGCAGCAGAATATTGATCTTAAGGCTCAGTATCAGACTGACCTTACCACATACAATATACCAGCAGACCAGTTGAATGGTTCACAGCCAGTTGCTACGGAGCATAAAGAGAATTATGCTAAGCTTATGCAGTTAAGCGAGCTTATAGCAGCTACTGATGTAGACAACATTCCTGATGTTGATATGTTTGACCCAATTTATGGTAGACCAGTTGAAGCAACTGGAGAACACTTACCATGCGTATATTATCCAAAGAAGCTTACAGCAGATGTTAATACATCAGCTCCAGGTTATAATTCTAAGGATTATACAAACAGTACAGACCTTGTTATGTTTGACTCTATAAAGGGTCTTGTTCTTAAGAACGGTAACAATGGTTATTTTGATACTCCAAGAACAGTTCAGGACGATGGTGGACACTCAACAACTTGGACACTTGAGCAGGAGTATGAAGATGCATTGTTGAAAGCATATAATGGTACTCATGATAGAAGAATTCTTTCTCCTAAGAGAATACCAGTATCTGCATTCTTTGATGCAAACTATCCATATACAGTAAAGAATATGATAGTTGATCTTGCTAAGACAAGAAACGATTGTAGAGTTTATCTTGATACTGGTATTATACCAAGCTTCTCTAACTCTATCGTTAAAGGTCTTATCAAGAATTATACAGTATTTGATAGCCATATGGTATCTGTAGATGTACAGAACTATGAGGTTAGAGAGTACAGCACAAATAAGAAATGTAATGTAACTACATCATACTTCACATCAGGTGAGTATGTTGATCATATAACAGAGAATGGAATGCATATTCCATTTGTTAGAGGTAATTGTACTCTTACAGGACATATCAAGGATAGTTTACAACCAATCGTTGAAGAGTACGATAATGACCTTAAAGAGAGATTGTACAATAATAGATTAAACTACTTCGAGTGTATCGGAGAGAATTTATTCTATAGAGCAGTACAGAACACAACACAGAAAGCAGAAACTGACTTGCTTGAAGAGTCTGATTCTACTATCCTTTATACATTAAAGAGATTAGTTGAAAGAGATACTGAGAGTCAGATTTATAACTTCTCTGATGAAACTGTAAGAAAGGATTTCGTTGCAGTAGAGAAAGCTAAATATGCTTCATGGATTGGTTCAATAGTTCAGTCTCTTGAGTTCAATTTCGCAACTTCAGAATATGAATTTAACCATTCAATTCTTCATCTTTATTTAGCAGTAGTATTCAGAGGACTTACAAAGAAGGCTATTATTGAGATTGATATCAATAAGCGTCAGTATGTTGCTCCAGCTGAATCAGCAAATGAATAAATAGAAAGGAAATTGGATTAGATGGGAAATACAATACAAAGCGGTATTAAATCGCATACAAATAATAACCTAACCAATTATGCTCTTTTCTTAGGTGGTACAAACGTAATTAACGAAGTTTTAAGATGTTATGACCCTCTTAAGACAGGTTATGGTCGTTTGTTCATGGTAAGAAAACCAGCATTCTTATTGGATCCTCAGACAGGTATACCTCAGCAGTTCAATAAGTTTAAGCATATCGTAGAATATGGTAATACTGAAATTACTGGACTTAATGACGTATCAGTTGAGTTTGGTTCTATTACTGGTGGTTATGTTGGTAAGTCATTTGAGATTCCAACATTTGCTCAGGATAGTACAACAAGCTTTACTGTTACAGTATATGAGTTCTCAGGTTCTCCTGTAAGAGAAGTACTTCATACATGGATCAATGGTACTACAGACTTGATGACAGGTCTTTCACACTATAATGGTTCAAGTCTTGAGAAGCTTCAGGCTAATCAGACAGCAGAGTTTATTTATTGCTCTACAGATGTTACTGGTGAGAATATCGAGTACGCATGTTTGTTTGCTAACTGCTTCCCAGGTGGATTGAATATCGACGTATTCAACCAGCAGGGTGCACAGCACGAAGTTGTTACTACTCAGATTGATTTCCACTGTACAAAGTATGAGTCAATTCAGATAAATAAGATGGCTAAGGTACTTTTGGATAAATATAAGATAGTAGCTAACTCTCTTAACTTCTATAGTGGATTTAATGCTTCAGACTTCAATGAGGCTCTTCACTACGATATTAAGAGTGGTAAGATGGTATCTGGTATGGGTAATTCATCTGTACTTAATAGACCACAGAGTATCAACTCTTGGAACTAAATAGATAAAAAAATAGAGAAGGTAAATTATATTACCTTCTCTATTATTCTTTTAATTCGATATCTAGGAACATAGAAAATATACAATTCTGGATATCAAATAATTATTTCTTTCTTTTCTTCTTTGACAAGTTATAGAAGAATCCCTCATTAGACATTAATGTCTCATAATCACCATCTTCGACTATCTTACCATTATCTAAACAGAAGATTGTATCTACATTCTTAACCGTAGACAATCTGTGTGCTACAATAAGCACCATAACATCATTAGATATATTATCAATGGCTTTCTGTACTTCTGCTTCAGATTTATTGTCTAATGCAGATGTGGCTTCATCAAATATTAATAACTGAGGTCTTCTAATAAATGCTCTAGCTATTGTAATTCTCTGTTTCTGACCACCAGACAATTTCATACCGTTTTCACCTATAATAGTATTAATACCATCTGGTAGTGACTCTATGAAATCTTTTAGATTAGCTTTATCAATAGCTTCCCATATATCATCATCGGATACATTATCGCAACCATAGATAATATTTTCTTTAATAGTCCCATTGAATACTAATCCAGTTTGAGATACAACACCAATTCTCTGTCTATACATAAATTGATTAACGTATCCCATATCTACATTATTAATTTTAATAACACCATTAGTAGCTCTCCTGATACCATTGATTAATGATAGTATTGTAGATTTCCCACAACCAGAATATCCTACAAATGCATATTTCTTTCCTTTATACAACTTGCAAGAAATTCCATCTAGTATATTCTTCTTATCATATGAGAAACTAACATTATCTAATTCTATAGTATTAATATATTCCATATCAATACTGCCGTTTCCTTCTAGTTTCTCCGATATCATATCCATAGCCATATCTAGTGTACTAATAGTACTGGTTGCTCTAGACATCACTCTCAGTATATTATTGATACTTTTAAATGTGTCTTTAGCATAGCTATGAACAAGAGTAAATGTACCTATAGTTATTCTACCGATACTAAACAAATAGGCACCACCGATATCAATTAATGACCTACATGTAATGATAACTATATTCATTAACTCATTTAAAGTATTGCATTCACTAAATACATCTACTTTATTATTTGCATCTTCTTTGAATTTACTCATTATACCGCTAATAATACTATCTGCATTACCATGTGATTTAATAAAAGGTGCCATATTGAATGTACTAGATATAGTACTCAATATAACTTTAAAAGTTTTATTACGTCTCATAACAGTGTTATTTAATGATGTACCTAAAGCTTTCTGTATTAATATAAATACAGGTATTATTGATAGTACTAGTACACCTAATAGGATATGTATCCTAGATAAGATAACAAATGCTATTACAATATTTGATACATTATATAGTAAGGTTGGTATATGGTCTACAAATATATCAAATGTCATATTCATTACATTATCCATATTCTGATGGACATTACCAGCATCATGACTTTCACTAAAGTCAATTGGTGTCTTTAGTACTACAGTCATTATTTGATGTTGTAATCGTAATTTTATTGTAGCATCTTCTTTACAGAGGAACTTATAGTATATCATACTTATAAATGCAAATCCTAATATCACAATTGTTTGCAATCCATATAATCTTAATATCTCTGTAAACGGTTTACCACCAACCAATGCAGTAACAGCCATAGCAAATACTATATTTCTAATAGTATCTGAGAAGCTATCTACTAGACTAAATACATAGATTATCAATAGTCGTATTCTACTTCCCTTTGTGCAACTCCATAGGAATTTAATCCTATCCAACATTCCATACTTCATTTTAAAAATCTCCTTTCACTTATGGAACTATAGTCTATATGGTTACATGTTTCATATAGCTATAAAAATAATATATAAACTCTATGAAAACCCTATCTAAAAACAAAGATTTAAACTATTAATACGAAAGGTGAAATTGAAATGATTAGTGTATCATTTGTAAATAATACAATACAGCCTATCAAGGTTAATGATAGTCTAATTGATATATATGGTACAATTCAAGAAAGTAATAATGTTATTGATTCATTAGTCAAAGAATGTATTACTATTAGTGAAGATGTAATGTTCAATGAGGCTGTCGGTTTACCTACACTAGATGAAGAGGCACAAACCAAGAAAAGAACTGGTGTATTCGAGAAGATTGGTGAAGCAATATTAATCATATTTAAAAAAATTCAAGAATTTATAGATAGAGTTATCAGAACTATTAAAGATTTAATATACAGATTATCTCCAGTTGAAAAGAAACTTGATATGATTAAAAAAGAAAATCCAGAATTGGCAAATAAAGTATTAGCTGAGATTGATGCTGGAAATATATCAATGATGGATTTGAAGAATCTTAATGAAGTTGATAAGATGTATAATGAAATTCTTGAAGCTGCTAAGAAACAAGAAGTTGATCCAAAAACTTTATCAGGTAAAATAGAATTATTTAAATCTAAATTTGATGCATTATTTGACGAAGATAATAAAACTGTTAAAAAACTCAAAGCCGCTTCAGCTATTATAACTGCAGCAACTGCTATTATATTCATAAAGTCAAATCTAGATAAAGCTATTAAAGCTGACTATGATGCTAAAAAAGTATCTGCAGAATGGTTTAATAGAGCTAGAGATACTGTTAAGGAAATGGAGAAAACTGGATATCGTAAAGCATTAAATCCTAATGAATTAACAAAAGCTCAGATGGTATCAAATATCAATAATTATGCACAAGGTAATTTTGGTAAGATAGTTACTAAGAATGGAAATTTTATGAAAGCATTAAATGTTGTTATGACAAAGGTATTGAAAGTAACACAGCAAGATACTGATGCAAAAGAGTTTATAAAAGTAATTCATAAGTTAAATAATCAGAAACCATAATTTATTGAAAGGAAGTTTAAAACATGGCTAAGAAAGAAACAAAGAAACCTCAGGATACATCAGTTACTGAAGTAGCTGAGGAAGTTGTTGAAACACCAGTAGAAGAAGAAGTTGAAGAGGTTGTAGAACCTGTTGCTGAACCAGAAGTTGTAGAAGAGACTCCAGTAGAAGCTCCTGTTGAAGGAGTTGATAAGAACTCTGTTACAGAAGAAGAATATCTGATGGTAGGTTATGAGGATTATACTGGTAAATTTACACCAGATGTAGATGGTAGACTTATCGAGCTTATTGTACCAGATGGTATGGCGGGTAGAGTTACTACACTACTTGGTGAGTATGATTTAATAATCACTATTAATGAAGATGGAAGATTTACTGTAGGACCATTCTCTGGAGATAAGTTTAACGAAGCTGTTAGACTTGTAGCTGGTTGTGGTGTAATGTACAGAATTTAAGAATAAATAACTTCAAGGGATTTAACTTCTCTTGAAGTTATTCTTCTATCTGATACATTATGAAAACCATATTTTAAGATAATCAAGAAAGGAATTCATACTATGAAGTCTATTTATACTAAGATAGGTGATAAGTTTTATAAGGTCAATCAAGAGACCAGAATACCATCTGTTTTGAATAAATTAGTTCCTGGTACTTCTACATCAGTTAAAGTTGATGGTAATAATAAATATATAGGTCAGATTATTAATATCAATACATTAGAAGGACCAGATACAAAATCCAACTCAGAACTTTATAAAGAACTTACTGATTGGATTACAGATAAGAAAATAAAGTCTATAGATACTCTACAGAATTACTATAAGGTATATATTGATTATTCTGTATATCAGGATAATGCTGAAATAGAACACTCACAGATAGTAAGACCATTAGATGTTGAAGATACTGCTGTTATATTAGGAGTAAATAAGGATAACGAAACTGTTTATAGAAGAGTAAAGAGTTTTAATCCTAAGATTGATTTCAGATTAAGAAATCCACTTCCTCACGGTATTACTCAGTCAAGTAAATGTAGATATAGATTAAAGATTAATAATGTTGGAATATTCCAAGAGAAGAATGAAACAGCAAATGTAAGGCACAACTCAGTTTATGACGTACCATTTTATATTCCATCTTCAGTAATGAATACAACTTTAGATGAGTCTGTATTGGTGTATTCATCATATAACTTAGGAGTTGATATTCAGGATATTGATTTAGATTATATCCCAAGAATAATAGAGATTTCTATGTTTATTACACTTACAAACTTTGTAGCTGTATATGATGATTTGAAGATTGAAGAACTGGTAAATCAGAATAGACCTTCTATGGATGTTGCTATTCAGAGAGACCAACCAACTAGTCCTGGATTATGGGCTAGACCAGTAGAGTAATTATAATATAGGACTTTAGAGACTTAACTAAGATTATGTACTCAAATAAAGTGCAATTAGTACCTTGGATTTATTTCCAAGGTACTAATCATTTTTATGGTGTAATGGTTAATTTTATTTAGATACGGATAAGGCTTTAAGTTCTTTGGTACCATTTTTTTGTAGCTCCATCCTTTAATCCGTATCTAATATATTGTTATGGTCTTATAAGTTTACCAGCTTTAAGAAGTTTTAGCATATCAGTATTCTGTTTAGAAGTTCCTGTATATAAGAACTTAAGAGGTACTATCTTATTCAATACAGCAATATCTTTTCTAAATGTCATACTTGTATCATTACAACCTACTGCACGTAATGCTGTTATAATACTAGAACTATTTCCATTAAACTTAGGAAAATATCTTACATTAGGTATAGGATTAGTTTCTCTAAGTTTCTTATTTACTCTATCCTGAATATCTCTATAGTCAAATCCTTCAGCTGTTAGTTTAGCTTTTCTAGCTTCACCAGAACCATACTTATTATTGATTACATCATCAACTACTTTTTCTATTAGTTTCTCTCTATCAACTTTTGGTTCTTCTACTGGAGTATTACCTGTTGCTAATACTGTATCATATTTAGTAAGACCATAAGAATTGATAAGAGCCATTACTTCATTCACATAAGTTGGGTATGTAGAATATCCACCATCTTTAATTCCCTGAACACATTTTCTTGGGTCCATTGTATTACAAGCTTTTGAATATCTACTAAATTCACATATAAGATTATAGTAATCCTTTATAGAATCTTCAAGAGTATTATATGCTCTAAATGTATCTAATATATTAGTAGCATTTACACCATCATACCATTCTCTAGTTTTTGTACTATATACAGGTCCTTGCCAATTTCTACCACTCTTAATTCCAAAATATGCATTTGCTCTTGTCATAAGAGATGATGTACCCCAACCAGTTTCAAGAATTGATTGAGCTATACATACAGATGGAAGAGACCAGTTTCTATTACTATTCTTTCTTGCTAATGCTTCTTTCTGTGCAAGTATACCAACTTTATCTATATAATCCTGAATTTCTTTAGTACTTAGTTTAGCCATTATCATTTTCCTTTCTTTAAAGTATTAAGTTATTGTGAACCACCGTAAACTTCAAACAAAACACAATCCAATAAATCATATATGAAAGGATTAAATTCATAATGAAAATAGATTTATATAATACGAAAGAATTTATTGAGATAAATAAATTACAACCAATAACTTCTGCGATATTATTCCAAAGATGAGATGTTCCTCACCCTAGTGGATTAATATCTAATGAAATTTTTGGAATCACTACTAAATCTAGAAGAGAGACTTTTGCATATATAGATCTCCATAATCATTTCTTTCACCCTCATATTTATAAAGCAATACGAAGGATGTTTAGAAATATTGATAAAATCATTAATGGAGAGATGTATTATACAATAGACTCATCTGGTAGATTAGTAGAAGATGAAGAAAATGGAGATACTGGTTTAGAGTTTATCTACAATAACTGGGAAAAAATAAATTGGACAAAGAATGATGAAGATAATACTGAAGAATTTGGTATGAGAAATGAGAGAATCAACTTATTAAAAAAATATAAGAAAGATGAATTATTTACTCAATATGAAATAGTAGTACCTGCTTTCTTTAGAGATATTAAAACAGGTTCATCCAGTGGTGGTGAAACTGATGATATCAATAATCTTTATGGTAAGTTAATAAGATTATCTTCATTACTGGATAGACAAGGTATGTTTGGTTTCCAATTCCATACAACCAATTATAATATCCAGAATACGATGATAGCAATTTATGATTATTTCAAACATAAGTTGGAAAAGAAGAATGGTATGATACGAAAGTATCTTATGGGAAAAAATGTGGATTACTGTATAAGAACTGTTATTACTTCACCTACATATCATGCAGATACTGTAGATGATTTAAAAATATCATTTGAATATACTTTACTCCCATTAGCTCAATGCTGTTCTTTAATGTATCCATTTGTAGTTAAATGGGTAAAAGACTTCTTTGATAGAAATATTATTCAATCAAAGAATTATGTATTACCAAGTAATGATGGAAATAATTATAAGATAATAGACCCAGAATCATATTACTCAGATAAGTATATTAAAAAACTTATTGATGGTTTTATGAAAGACCCTGAGTCTAGATTTAATAAAATAGAAATACCAACAGACTCAAAAACTCCTAAGTATATCCAGTTCTTAGGAAGAAGAATGTCTGGTGAATCAGTTGGAGAATTAGCAGTAATAAATAGACCAATGACGAGAACTGATTTATTATATATGGCTTGTGAAGATATTGCTAAAAATAAGCATGTTCAAGTAACACGTTATCCTATTAATAAATCATATGGTATTTTCTTTTCTAAGATAAGAGTTGGTTCTACAGCTAAGACTTTGCCTATGGTAGTAAATGGTCAGGTATATAATTGGTATCCTGATATAGATATTAATACACCAACCCATGAGATACCTACTTTATTCTTAGATGCAACTCAATTCTCTAACTCATATCTAACTGGACTTGATGGTGATTATGAACCCCAATATGGTCACCCTAAACCTCTTTAATTGCTGGGAACTCTTTAGAGCTCTAAGTACCAAAGTGTAATAATCTTAGAGATTAGACAATCAGCAGCCAAGACTCTTTAATTAAGAGTAAGGTTCAACGACTAGGGAAAGGCTAATTAATTTAATTAGAACCGAGTAGACCCAATAATAGGGTGAAATGTAGGTGAGATAATATCAATAAACCGAAATGGGAGGTATTAAGATAATTCTTAATGAAGATATAGTCTAAACTTATACAGAGATGTATAGATTATAAAATGATGATGGGGACCAAACCACTGAAAAGATATTATTTACTCAGGAAGCAAATGAAGAAATAGAAAAAGTTATCTATAGTAAAAAGAACTATATAGACTCTAAAGGAAGAATTATTCGTGATTGTGGTAAAGAAGCAACTCAAACTTTCTATGTATTAACAAAAAATCCATTTGGTGAGTATAGAAAACTCACAGATGAAGAAAAGAAGTATTTCATATCTCTTAAAAAAGAAGATATGACATATACTAATTTTGTTAGTTGGTTTAGTAAAACTACTAATACAGTAGATAAGAAATCTGTAGTTAATGATGCTAGATTCCATGTTTGTGATACTTTAACTCTAACTCATGAAGAATATCACTTAGTTCCTAAAGGAGAAAAGATAGAAACTACTGTAGGTAGATTAGTTTATAATAAGATGATGATTGAATCATTAGGATTTGACTCATTCTTATCTTATAATAATGATGTAATGGATAAAGGTGGATTTAAAAAGTTTGAAGGAAGAGTTGCTGAAGCATTACAGAATGATATTATTGATACTCATCAGATGATGAATTATATCAATACAAGAGATTGGTTTGGATTACAATTCCATACTACAATTACTTCATCATTCACTCTTGCTACTACTAAAATACCACCATCTGTTAAAGCATTAAAAGAAAAACTACTTAAAGAAAATCAAAAAGCTATCGAAGCTGGAGATGTTCGTGTAGTAGAAAAAATAGAGAATGAACTTATTGATGCTACCATGAAAGAACTCAAAGATGATATAGGAATGGACTTATATACATCAGGTGCTAGAGGTAGTGTTGGTAACCATTTAAAGAATATGTATCTAATGAGGGGAGCTGTTCAGAATCCTTATACTAAGGAATACGAGATAATTACAAATTCATTATGTGATGGATTAGCTAAAAAAGATATATCTATACATAGTAATGTAATTACATCCGGAGCATTTCCCAAGGCTGTGACGTTATACTGGCAGCCTATAAACCACGTGAATTGCTGGAACACCGTAATAATACGACAATCAGCAGCGAAGATTTAAAAATTATAAAGTTAAAAACCTAGAACACTATTGTAATATCAATATAGATAAAATAAGAAAGGAATATGATATTATGATAACTATAAACAAGGAACTATTAGATTACCACCATAAACTCTCTAAGAAAACTGAGAAGTGGAAAGCCATTAAGATTAATGGAAAGAAAACAGGATATAAGATTTCTAATTTCGGTAATGTATATAGCCCTAAGAAAGATAGAATAATAGTGTCCGAGGACTTAAACGGAATATATGCTCAAATATATATTGTATTTGAGGGAAAAGATTACAATTTTCAAGTTCATAGACTAGTTGCTATGTACTTCTGTAAGATACCAAAAAGACATGTAAAGAATGGATTGACATTTGATGATTTAGTAGTGAACCATAAAAATGGATTGAAGAAATGTAATGCTTCATTTAATCTTGAGTGGGTTACTTCTAAAGAGAATACAGACCACGCTTGGAAGAATGGCTTTTGTGATGATATAAGAGGTGAGAATGCTCATCTTGCTAAAATCACTGAGGACCAAGCTATCAAGATATGTGAGCTTATTATGAAGAAGAAATCTAATAAGGAGATATCTGAAAAGTTAGGTGTTACAGAAAAAACTATTCAGCATATTAGGTCTGGAGAATGTTGGAAGCATATAGCGTCTAGATATAAATTTCCTAAACTTGGTAATAGTATACCATTTAAGATTACTGATGATACCATTCATAAGATTTGTAAGCTTATAGAAGAAAATAAACTTACCGATAGTGAGATAGGTAAAAAATTTGATGTTAGTAGAAAAATGGTAAATGATATCCGTCTTAAGAAAAGGAGAACAAAAATTTCTCAATTTTATAATTTTTAAATAACGTTCAACGACTATCGAAAGCATATTATAGAAGAAATATCTATATGAAGAAGTGAGTAGAGTACACTAGAAGTCTAGTGGAAGTGCGTGGCATTATATATTTGGTAATAGAGTATATAATGATGATATAGTCTAATCTATATGGTAACATATAGCAGTTTTAATAAACGATATAAGAGTAACGACCTTGTATGAATACAAATACGGTACACGTGTATCAGGATATTTAGCTAAGCAGTTATTGGCTGCATTCCAGTCAGAATATTTAGGACCAAAAGGAAGTGATTGTGGTTCTACTAAATATCTTGAGATTGGCATTACTGATGGTAATGTAAATAACTTTATAAATAGATACGTATTAAATGGAACAAAATTAACGGAGATAACCAATAACAATAAGAGTCAATTAGTAGGAAAGACTGTAAAGATGAGAAGTCCTTTATATTGTAAAGGATATGGAAAAGATAAATGTATATGTAATGCATGTGGTGGTAACTACTACTATAATATGGAGAATACTGAAATAGGACTATTAGCTTCTATTTGTGGTACTGATTTGACACAGGCTAACTTACAGAAATTCCATCAGAACTTGGTTCTTACAAAGCAGTTGAATCCTGATGAATTACTCATTTAAATAGATAAAAAAATAAGATAAGGATATTTAATCCTTATCTTATTTAATTTTCTTATATACGGTTACCAGTTCTCACGTATGCATCCATTTTAAAAACTATTTCATCAATTCTATAATCAATAGCCCTAATCTCATAGTCAGGTCTACCACGTTTGATAGATAAGTCTCTATGATCTAGTAATTTCTTGAGTTCAGTTTTTAGATTTACATAACCATCTGATTCAGAATTTGTTCCCTTAAATGCTGTACCCCAAATTGACATAATAAAAAATCTCCTTTACAAATATTATTTATAAGTTACTACATAAATGATATATTTATATAAAAAAATATTAGTACCCTAAATTAATAGAGTACTAATATTAATTATTACTTACGCACTAATTTACTGTAACCCTTTAATCGTTTCATTGATATGGTTTCTTTAAATAGTGGGTCTACATATGATTCCTCGTATCTTGTATTATACAATTCATCATCAAGAAGCTGTTTCTTTAATCCCTCACTTGATAATCCTATCAATGGAGATTTATTCTTTGTAAGAGCGTTCTTTACTGTCTTTATCTGATACTTAGGTAGTATCTCTTGTGAGAAATCTGGTCTAACATAAGGGTCATTAATATCTTTAACCAATCTATTAATAATTACTTCTCCTGCTACTATAGATGCTGATATCTTTGCAGTAACCATTAAGTCTAAGAACTGCTGTAACATAGTATCTATAGTTTCATTCTCATTATCCTTCTTCTTGTTAATCAGATTCATCAAATCATAAAGAGGTTTAGTCAACTCTTTATTCTGGATATTAATCTCAAATAACTTCATATCTTCATTCAATTCACTGAAGTAGATATATCCATTATTCTTATAAATATCTTTCATTACGTCTTTAGATATGAATAATTCTTTATCTTCTAACTCTATAGGAATATCTTCTTCCTTAGGGTTATTGATATTTCTTATAACAAACTTTGCATCTGGTAAGAAGTTATTGAATAAGCTATCATCTTCATATTCATCAACCTTATTAATATCCTCAGGATTAATATAGATAGCATAATCATCAATATCTTTATCTTCGTCCTCTACTTGTAATACTGGCATTATTTCACCACCTATTAAAGTAAAGAACTTATAAAAATTATCATTAAACTTAATTATTTCAGAGAAAGTTTCCAATAAGTGCTTAGTAGACAGAATATTTTGCTCTACTACTTTTGTAACTTCTTCTGAATAGAAAGTTGATACACCGTTTGCAATATCAGCATTGGTTAATGCTTGTATTCCTATACACTTGGCACATACATGATTTCCTAACCCACATGTAATTGCAGACCTTATATAAATCTTTTTACCTACCAAGTGCTTATGCTTTTCATAATTCAATACGGAATAATCAATATCATCTTTATTTACTTTGAAATATTTTCCATCACATCTCTTAAGATGAGTATTTGTCTTGAGTTCTATTTCTATTAAGTGTGGATTACCACAATCTGATATCTTAGTATCCATTGATAATGTACGTGTCAATAATGATACTAATTTACCAAAATAACCAGCACTACCCATAACCCTCTTATTCATAATAAGAGATTTATTTGCACCACCAGCATCTATATAGAAATAGCTTGGTCTATCAAGACCACCTATAAGAATACTATTCTGAATAACTTCTGGTATTGTGTAACCATCAATAGTTGGTTTTAATCCACCTGCTATTGTAAACTCTGTAAACTGTTTTGGTTTAACACCAGTTGCTGACCTAAGAATAGCACCTAATTCATTATCAGGTAAATCCTTATATATCTGCATCTCTCTATTCTGTAATTCTTTTAATTGAGCTTCTATCTCATATGGTTGTAAACTTTCATCAAATTTAGTTTCCATTATATCTCTAATTTCAGTATTACTACTATACATATCTGCGAATGTAAAGATATTAAAGTTCAATCCTAATATCTGAGAGAAATCTACTGATATCATTCTCAGATTATAAATTACATTAGATATTCTTATATTCAAGTAAGTATTCTTAACTTGATAATCTTTCAAAGTGAGAATTATTTTATTATTAATATAATTCTCTATATTAGGTATTCCAGTCTTACAATCAAATATATAAGACTTATCCAATACATTCAACCCATATAATTCTATAAATGGTTCAAATAGTATTAAGTTTATTAAGAAGTCTCTCAATTCTAATTGATACTCTTCTTTATCTTTCTTATTGAATTTAAACTTAATAGGGTATTCTCTACAAGCTCTTATAGTAAATGAACCTCTAACAAGATTCAATATACAACTTCTCATATTATTATATGTATCATCATCTACTAAGATATCATCGATAATATAAAGAGGTCTTAACCATTGAGCTAGTTCTTCCCTATTATGAATAACAGGAACATCAGTAACCAAATCAAATCTAGACATAATAACTTCCTTTCTTTATAAGCTTCCAAAAAATAATATATACATTGATAGGAATAGTAGAGATTTTTACTACTATTCCTACATATAATAATTATTCTTCTTTAGCTGTAGATGTAAAGAGATTAAAATCTTCTTCATCCCAGAAAGTAAAGTCAAATAGTATAGAATTGATATTATTGTCTACTCTTACTGATGTAGCTACTTCATTCCATAACTTACCACATTCATACTTATCTTCTGCAAGTACCTTATGTGAATATGGGTCTATAATAACATTGTGGTTTCCTGTCCTAATTACTGCTTCAAGAATATCAGTAACTATTCTTTCACGAACCTCAGCTTTTGTCATCTCTTTGTCATTAGATTCTCTTATTTCATCTACTGTAGGTGTTACCACGAGTAGTAGGTCGGTTAATACTAAATCTTCATATAAATCCATTTCAGATAGATTTGCAAATACAACTATCTTTGGAATATACATAACATAAGTTTTTGACTTATCTGAATCCATAAGTTGCTTCCACGCATCTTTTATTGGATAATAAATAGATGATAAAGTAGAGCTTCTTAATAAGGCACCAATTCTTGTATCCTTTAAAAAGTCAAAAGAATTAACTGCCTGCTTTCTATTCATTGCTACAACAAAAGTCTTATTTGCAAATACTGTATCTTTTGTCTTTAATACAGATGCAATTGAACATTTTGGTTCTTCTCCAATATGGACATCTTCTCTAGATATAAGTGCATCTAGTTGTCCAACAAGAGTATTATTAATACTCTCTGTTATATACGGAGTTAAATCCAGTTTATTATCATCTGAGAATTTAATTCTCCCCTTTTTGAGTGTCTTCAGTACCATTGATATGAACTTATCAAATTTCATTTTAGTTATTCTCCTTTAATCCTTTTATCAATATTAGAAATACACAATGCCTGTAATTCGGCAGGTGATATTCTAAAATTTTTATTATTTGCTTTAGGACAAACATCCTCTAATTGTAAGTCATATAGATTACAAAAATCTATTGCTTCTTCTTTACTGAAATCTGGCATTTCAAACTGTAAATCAAATCTACCAAATCTCTTAACTGCCTTATCCAATTTATCGTAATAATTGGTAGTAGCAATTATAATCTGTACACTACGTTGCACGTCATCACTATCTTTATTTTTATAATAACATGCTGGTGGATTATCTAAGAACTTAAGTAGCCTAGCTACTGTATTCTTATTCTCCATTGACTTATCATCGTCCCTATTATTTGATACTGTATCAATATCATCTAATAATACTATTCCATTATTCTTATAGAACTCCGGTGGATTCTTCATAGTAAAATATTCTTGAGTTATCAATGTAATCATATTGATATTCAAATAATTTGCTAATGCTTTAGCAAATGTAGTTTTACCAGTTCCTGGTGGTCCATATATTAATATTGATAACTTAGGTACGATATTATATTTAGCATATACATCTAAGTTATTAATCCAATTATCAATATATTTCAATATTATATCTTTATTAGCAAATATCATATTATCAAATGACTTAAAGACAGCATCTTCATATGAATCCAGTACTATATCATATATACTGGTAAATGATCTATGATCATACTTCTCTTTTGCCTTATTATACTTCTTCATAAATTTATTGTACTTTTTAATGTTACTATCACCTACGAAGTATAATTTGATATCTGGTTCAGGACCATACTCTCCAGTGATATCTCTAGTAACAAAAACTATATAGTTTGATTTCTTACCAGAAGAAATATCTATGAAGTAAATTCCTTTATCCAATACTTTCTTATTGTTACTTAACCCCATCTCTTTTAATTGAGAATCTGTATAACTATCATATGAATTAGTATCCACCAAATACTTTAATAATTTCTTATCTACTCCAAGTAGATAGTCTGTTATATACAGCTGTGTTGGAAATCTAAAAGCTTTCTTAGGTAGTTTAATAGAACTACATAAATGGTTATTAGCCAACATATCTAGTTTAGCCATCACAGCATCTATATTAATTAAATCATTATTATTATCTATGAGAGAATAATACATCCTCTCACACACCTCTCTATTAATAGAATTCATTATCTTCTAACCTTTCATATTTTAACATTGTAAATCTGAATAACTTGATAAATACATTTAAAGAATTAACCTCTCCAGTACAGTCATTATTTGGAAATGTACTATAATAGAAAGAATTCACATAGTCTAAAATACTTTCTAGGCTCTTCTTGTATTTACCTCGAAACATCTTATTCATTAATACTATTTTACTATCACCAACTCTCCTAAAAATATCATCAATTTCAACTTCGAGTTTAAAACTCTCATCTGTTGTCATTGGAAATTCAAAAGTATGTGTACCATCATATAGATAATCTGTATTTAATATTTTACCATTATTATAATGAGCGAATGCGTCATATTCTTCATCATTCAATCTCTTTTCTTTAATGATAAAATTATCCATTTCTCTGGTACTCATAAACTCTTTAACTATTTTCTTGTCATCACTAAATGCATATAAGTCTTTATCCTCTTTTAATATAAATAGAGTTATTTTCCTATCTAGCATACATCTCGACGTATTCTTCAAACTTCTCCATGTTAAGAACCTTTTCAGGTTTCCCATTCTTGAGATGTTTGATTGCTTTCTTTAATACTTTGGTTGCTTCCTCAATATCTTTCTCCTTTTGTCCTTCAAAAATAAATAATGTTGAGATATCATCTACGAATACCTCTAAGTTACTTGCGATACTATCGTATCTTACTTGGTCCCTATTATTTTTACCCATACAAATTTTTTCCTTTCCTTTCTTTATTTAGGTACAAAAAAATAGTATATAAATTGATGTGATAACCGTTATAAAAACATAGTCATAAGTTATCAACTATTGAAAGGAAGGTATATTCCAATATGGCTTTTATAATAAATGAGCAAAAAATGGTTGAAGATACAACGTTCCAATTTGAAAATAGGTTTAAATCACCTACTGCTAGATTTATTGATACTACACCAGTATTTGTAACATACTATCATGTCGATGTTGATAATACCACAGTAGATGAAGGATTTTTGGATGTTGCATCAGTAATAGGTAATAGATCACCTATTAGATTTAAAAAAATAGAAAAATTCCCACTATATGGAATGGACCAGATAGTTCTAAATATAGCAGAAGATGACCAAGGGTTAGATTCAACATGGGATGGTGATGGAATAGTTCTACCAAAAACTATTAAACCAGTTCCTAATGATTTCTTTATAATACCTACTCTTAAAGACTATTATATTTTCAGAGTTACTAATATCCAGTATGATACAGTAATGCCTGATAATTATTATAAGATAGAATTTAAGTTAGAGTATATTGATTCTACTAAGTTAGAAGAAATAGAAAAGCAGGTATTAGATGAGCATGTTTGCGTATTAGAGAATATTGGTACAGAAACTAATTGTATTATAGAAAAATCTTCTTTTAATAAAATAAAAGAAATAGAAAAGATGTATGCTGAGATTAAAGATTTATATATGGCGATGTTCTATAATGATAGGCATAATGTATTTCTTTATGAGATAGAAGATGGTAAACTTTTGTATGATCCTTTACAGACATACTTTATTAACATACATAAATTATTTAATGATAAAAATGATTTATCTACTATAATGCTTACTGACCAATATGATGACCCTAAGAGAAAATATAAGTATGCTAAATCTGTATATAAGTTCTTAGAGACAAAAGATATGAAACTTCTCTCTATGTTTAAATATACTACAAGACCAGGAACATCTATAAGGGAATCATCATTTAGAAAATGGCATGACAGAAATATAGAAGTATTAGATACTCCAATGGTAATTCCAGATGATAGTAAGAGTATATTCTCTCAAGATTATATGGAAGCTATTAGATTAAATACTCCTGTAGAATCTGATTATGCTGAATTAATACAGAGATATGTAAGAGGAGAAAGATTAACTATTAAAGATATTAATATGGAATTAGATACTGAATTAATTTATCTTAATAATAGTATAGAAGTATTTTTCTTCACTCCATTCATAATGTATATAATAAGAAAGATAATAGAAGTAGAGTTGCATGTAGAAGTTGCAGCTTAAATAGTATATGAAAGATGAGTTTAATTACCATCTTTCATATATCTATATTTTATAAATATATTATTTACATAAATAATAACATTTAAAAACATTGGAAAGGAGATTTTTATGGAAAAGCAAATACCCATTAGAGAGGAGAAAATCACTGATGTGGAAACAAAAGGCACTATTACTACATTTAAGTTTGGTAGGAATAGGTGTTCGTTAGAAAGTGAAGTATTTGATAAGGATACTGAAGGTCATATTCTCAAGTATAGAGGTATTATTGTTGAGTGGGGTAGAGTTAATGGTAAGCCATTTAAAATAATCCCACCCACATTCAATGGTAAACGAAGGTTTATAGACGCTTTTTATAAATACTTTGGATATGATTTACACAAGATAGCGAAGGAATATCCAGATGATTGAAAGAATGAAATAAGTACTCTGAAATTAATCAGAGTACTTATATTTTTTTTATTTATTTATCTACTTTCTTTGCAATGTTTGAAAGAACTGGAGATTTAGACTTTCTAAGTCTATTGAAGTAAACCTTCATTCTCTTGATTGCCTGACCATGATATTTCTTATCAAGTTTAGCTCTAAGAATCTTTCTAAGTCTAAGAACTTTCTTAAGCTTTCTATAGTCAGAATCGTTATTTGCAGCTGCACATACGTTGATAGCAAGTGCATAAAGCTGCTTCTTCTTTGACTCAGCATCAAGTCTGATCATCATTGGCTTATTGTATTTTGCTTCTGAGAAATAATCATCATTGTCTGAATATGACTCAATGATCATATTTACATCAGCATCTGTCATGAATCCTTCTCTCATAGCAATATCAGCTTCATTCTCAACGAAGTCTCTCTTCTCATCAGCATTAAGCTCATCATTTACAAGAAGAGTTGTAGCTGCCATTGACATCATATCATCAGCTTCCATCTCTGCATCAGAGTCAAGCTCTTCTTCATTCTCTTCATCTGAATATGCATCATCAAGGTCACCGCTAAGCTCTCTATCAAGATCAGCAAGCTCCTCATCATCATACTCGTCGAAATCATCAAGGCTACTGATATCTGAAATATCATCTGTACCTACATCAGCACTATCGTCGTCATCGCCATAGCTGTCATATCTTCCAGAGAATGCATTTTCTGCATCATCTTCGTTATAACCAAAATCATCATCTTCCTGATACTGCTGATTTGGCTCAACACCATCAGCCTTAACAAATGCATCATTTGCCTTTGAGTATTTATCTATTTCATCAGCTTCAAACATGTATCTTGACTTAGATGGTAGTGGTCTTGAAAGTAACTCATCAATTCTACTCATTGTAGTAGTTCCACCTTTCTTAAATTCATAATTATTTATGTGTTTTTAGGTTTAATTAATTTCGATAACTAATTCATTAGTATGAACCCAATTATCTCGATTATAATCATAGCCCTCTTTCCACTTTGTGATAATAGTAGTATTTCCAATTTGTAAATAACCCTCTGTATGATATCTCTCATTAGTAGACTTATCCCATATAATACCTCTGGCATAACCAGTAGTATGTTGATAATCTTCTATAAGAAATTGGTATTCTTTACCGTTGAATTCTACTATATGTGTATTTAATCTAAATGCATCGATAAAAGATTTTACCATATTTATCTATACCTTTCAATAGTATAAATTTATCTAATTGTGGTATAATTACTTGATATATCTGATAGTACAGATAAATAATTCTAAAGATAAGGTAGGTTTTTATAATGGAACAAAACTTATTTATTGAGAGATATGTAGCATCTATGAAAGATGCAATGATAAAAATGAATCCTGATATAGATGAGAGTTCTATAGAAGAAGTAATAAGAGATACAATATCAAAGAAAATACAAAATCCAGTAGTAACTCTGGATAATAATTATACACATGAAAGTAGAGAAACTAATTTACTTTCCGTTTTGAATTGGGTGGAAGGAAAGAAACCTATTATATGTGGTAATGCTGCATTTTATAAAAATCAAAATGATGCAATAAACCCAACGGCGGTCATGTTAAATAACTTTGCAATACAGCGAAGTAATTATAAGAAACAGATGTTTGCTATCGAAGATTCTAGTAGTAATACATATAAGGACTTTGATAGAAAGCAGAATAACGAGAAGATAAATATGAACTCATATTATGGTGGTAGTGGATTACCATCTTCACCATTTTATAGTAAGTATAGTGGACCAGCTACTACTCATACAGCACAAGAAATAATATCATCAGCAGAGATGTTGTTTGAAGGATTATTAGCTGATAATTATATCTTCTTAAATACAACAGAATGTATAGATTGGTTAAGTACTGTCAGTAAGGATTTTAATAATACTTACTGTGATGATTTTATTAAACCTCATTTATTAACAGAAGTTGCAAATAGATTATGTGATGCAACACTAGAACCAAGTAATGATTCGTATGAGACTTTATGTGATTATTTGAGTAGTTTCAGTGTAGACGAAATATCAATGCTCTATTATAAGAATAATATATTTGATTTTATTTCAGACCATGAAGAAATAAAATCATTAATATATTCAATATTCTGTAATGTAAATAATTTAGAGTATGTAGATAAAAATGATAAAGATTGGTTATATGAAATACCTGATGAGTATAGAGATAAGTTTATTGATAAGTCAGCAAATGATTGGAATAAATTTGTTAATAAAGAATACTTTTTAGACCCAGCTAAACCACCAGAAAGTATATCAAATGAATTATTTAAGTTAAATGAATATATGATGAAATATGTATACTGTAGATATCTATCATTGGATAGAATTTACAGACATAGGAATTTTAAAAGAAAAGTGGTTACTGTAATAGATACAGATAGTAATATCTTATCAGTAGATACTTTAGTAAATCATATATTTGATTTTATAGATATATCTGGTTTTGGTAGGTCTAAAACAAATAATGAATTTATTTGTATTAATACTTTAGCATATATAATTTCTCATGCAATAGAGAATTTATTATTATACTTCGGAGAATCTTCTAATATACCAGAAGAATATAGACCAACCTTTGTTATGAAGAATGAGTTCTATTTCTCTAAGTTAATAATAGGAAGTGCTAAAAAAAGATATATTACAAAAATTCTATTAAGAGAGGGTAACTTAATGAATCCCCCTAAATACGATATTAAAGGATTTGATTTTAAGAAATCAACTACTTCTGAATATTGTGAAGAAAGATTTATGGGATTAGTTAAGAAATACTTAATAGAGAATGATGGTGAATTTGATATAAAGAGAATGCTTAAAGATGTATACTTATTTAGAAATGAGATAGTTGAATCTATTAAGAGTGGTGAGAATATTTATCTTCCAACAGCTTCAGTTAAAGAAATGGCTTCGTATGCTAATCCATTCTCAGAAGCATCTGTTAGAGGAGTAAGTGCTTGGAATATTATGAATCCAGACCAACAGATAGAAATTCCATCAAGAGTAAGTATACTTAAGTTAAATATATTTAAACCAACCGATATAGCTGAGTTAGTTTATACACACCCACATGAATATTCAGTAATAATGAAAGAGATATTTGAAGATACAACAGGTATGTTTATTCAAACAAATTCAAAGGGTGCAGAAAAAATAGTTGGCATGAATGTAATAGCAATTCCACAAAATACAAAGATACCAAGTTGGTTAGACCCTTATATAGATTATACAACTATCGTTAATAATATATTAAGTCCATTTGTACCAGTATTAGAATTATTTGGTGTAAAGACTTTAGAAGAGGGTAAAATGTTTGGTGGTATAAATAGAAAGACTAATAGTATTTCTAATATAATAAGATTTTAAAGGTGGTGAATTATGGAATTATTAAACGACGGTCGATTACTTGTGATGTATACTACATATCATGATATATTTGGATATGTTGTAGAAAGAATATTTAACTTTAATAACAAAATGGGTATTTTAGTAGAAAATAAAGAAATAAATAGTTATTTTATTAAATGGAATAATAAATCGTTGACTGCAGAAATTCATATAGATAATATGTCAAATAGTGTTTCTAATTTTAGCAGAGACAACGAAACTGATTATAATTTAGCCAAGGAAGTATGTATGCTGATCGATATGGACATAAAAGATTTTCCATTTAAATAAAATCATATAGGAGGTATTATGAATACACTATTAGTACATTTATCCACAGGGGCTATGAAGATATCTGATTTAGAGCGTACAACTGCATTGTTTAGGTATAATGATGAATTGGGTTTGATTGATATAGTGGTTTCAAAATCCACTAAAGAAATTCTTACATTAAGTATTAATTGGTGTAAGTTTACTTTCTATATAGATACTAAAAATAAAACAACAAGAGATACCAATAATTTTACAGATGATGAACGAACTATGCTTGATGAGTTATCATGGTTATTATCTATCGATATATGTAGTTTAGTATATAAATAATATTAATGAGATATGAGATTTTTTTCTCATATCTCTATTTTATTCTTTAAATCATATATCATCTATTTGTAACTAAATTAAATTAATTTTATTTGGAGGTAAATATGATTGAAGTTATTGATGAAGTTCTAATCCCTGGCGACCCTGGATATACTCACAGGTTACTAAATATCAGGTACAATGGATTAGAAGGTAAAGTTGTTTATCTGGAGCACGATAACGACTTCAGATGTGATGTATACTTAGATAAGTATTATAGTCATTTTGGTAATCTGGTAAACTATGATGAATTAGCAACTAACTTTGAATACTCAGAATTCAAAGAGTTCATCACAGGATTAGCAGAATTGTTAGATTTTAACCCAAATCATTTTAGTGCTATTGGAAAGGAGATTAATTGTGAGAGGAACATTCGGTTCAGAGAGCTCTGTGAGATTATTAAAAGAAATGTATGAGAATCTTGATTCGGAAGAAGTACTGGGTAGAGCACTCAAAATGCTCAATAGTGAAGATTTTAAAACTTTTAAAACCAGTCTATTCAAAAAGTTAGATATGGTGGTAGATGATGTGAGTATGAATGTCATTAAGTATTACCTAAAGATATGTAACTCTATCTATAATCATACTAATTATAGTACTGGTCTTACTGATTCAGAATATGATTTACTACTTTCCCACTATAATATGGTAACAGGTAAAGATATTATTACTGAACCAGAATTATCAAACGATAATACTTCTAATCATTCTTATAAATCTTTAAGAGGTACTATTGATAAAATTTATAAAATTACTGATGAAGATATTATCAAGAATAAATCTCAGTCTTCTATAGAAGATTGGATTAATAGAATTCAAAATAGATATAATGATATTACTGGTAAGAATATAAACTTATTGGAAGAAGAAGTTTATATTATGCCTAAGTTTGATGGAGTATCTTGTATCTTTGAATGTGACGGTAACGGTAATGTAGTAAAAGCATTAACTAGAGGAGATACAGAAAGAAATATTGCTCAGGATATAACTTCTATGTTCCGTGATGTATTTGTAAGTCATAATTACAATAAACCTCATGGAGTTAAAACTGAGATAATGATGACTGATGAAAATCTTGAAAAGTATAATAAAGACCATGATACTAATTTCAAGAATACTAGGTCAATAGTATCTGGAATATTAAATAAGAAAAATCCAGATATAGAAGATATTGAGTATCTCACTATAGTACCTCTGAGATACTCTTATTTTGAGAATGGTGAGGAATCATTGCAGTTTATCCCTAAGGAATCCTTACAATATCCTCATATGACTTGTCAGTTAAAAGAGTTCGACAAGATTCATCAGTTTGCTTTCTCTCATAAGACTGTATTACCTGGATTAAGATGTGACGGTTGTGTCATTATTCTCACTAATCCAGAATTACAAAAGATTCTTGGTAGAGAGAATGATAAGAATAAATATGAAGTAGCTTTTAAATATACAGAAGAAGTTGCATATTCAAAAGTGAAAGATATTAAATTTAGTGCTGGATTATTTGGTAGATTAAATCCAGTGGTAGAATTTAAAGAAGTTACTCTAAAAGGTAATACTATATCAAAAGCTTCTTTGGGTTCTTATAAGAGATTTAAAGAATTAGAATTATGTAAAGGAGATGTAATAAAGATTGCATATGATATTATCCCATATATTACCTATGATGAAACTGACTCTAGCTGTAGTAGGAGTGGTAAGCTCCCTATTGAAGCTCCACAGAGTTGCCCAGACTGTGGGTCTGATTTAAAGTTAGAAGAAGATAAAGATGAAGAATTATCTATCTTAAGATGTGATAATAAAGATTGTCCTTGTAGAGTAAAAGGAAAGATACTTAATTATTGTATAAAGATGGATATAGGAAATATTTCTTATAGTACTATAGATGATTTATATGAAGCTGGTTATTTATTAACTATCAAAGACTTATACTCATTAAAAGATTTTAGAGATAGTATAATTAAATTAGATGGTTTTAATGAATTAAGAATAGATAATATTATTAATGAAATTGAAAGCCATATGGAATGTGATTTACCAACTTTAATGGCTTCTATAGGAATAGAAGGAGTATCAACTAAGAAGTTCCAAGGTATATTTGAATATATTAGATTAGATGAATTATTAAAATTCTCTAAGGAAGAAAATATAAATGTATTTGTAGTAATACCTGGTATTAAAGAGAAAACAGCTCGTAAATTAATAGATGGATTAAATGAGAATAGGGAATTAATAGAATTCTTACTAGGTAATATTACAATAAAAGATTCTGTAAAACCTAATGCAGATTTTACAGTGTGTTTTACTAAAGTAAGAGAAGATGATGAACCTGGTCTAAAAGAGTTTATTGAAGAACATGGTGGAAAGATTGATAATGACTCATTCACTAAGAAGACTGACATATTAGTTATTCCATACGAAGGAGTCGTATCAAGTAAAATAAATAAAGCTGTCAAGTATGACATACCAATAGTAACTATAGATAAATTAAAAGAATATATTCAGAACAACTTTTAATAAAAGGGTGCATCCGAGCTTACGGTACTCGGATGCAGAAGCAACAATTTATTTTTCAAGGAGGTTTTATGTCTTGTCGTCGGAATTTAGACAAACGTAGTCACAGGAAAGACAGTGACGAGCAAAAAAACAGGAATTTACTTTGTGTAAGCAAAGACTTTTTGCATTTAATTACTTATTACATTAAATGCAGGTAAGGTGTAGTAGACGGTACCCACATTTATAATTATGTTTGAAAATATATACCAATCATTAAATAAATGATTGATTAATATATTATCTTTTAGAAGTAACTTAAGAAAGGACATATCAAATATGTTAAGTAACGATGTAGCTGTAAAGCTAAAAGAAGTAGTAGCGGCAACAACAAATTGTGTTGAGTTGTCGGTTGGTAAGGATTTTGATGTAACTACAGTAGTTAAATTAAATCCAAAAGACAGTTCAATGGCAACTGTTAATAATGTAATTAAAATGAAAGGAGCGAGAGGAGATAGACAATTATCAGTAGTTATAGATATTGATAAGAAGACAGCAATGTGTCATGTTATGATTCTTAATGTGGAAAGGCTTAATACAAATATTCTGTTTACAGCAACAGAAGAAGACCCGATACAGAAGATTGAGAAATATCTTCCGAATATAATCAATTCAACTCAGAATATGTTGATGACTCAGATAGCAACAAAACCTGAGAAGAAAAAAGTAGTTGAGACAAGGAATAGAAATTGGAAGCCTGTAAATAATAGAGGTAGAGAAAGGAAATATAATGGGTGAGGGTTATACCCCAGTTTTCAAAAAACGAACGGAGCTGGTAGAGATGTTAAAAACTATGATGTTTGATGAACTTGGATATACTGGCGTTGGTAACGAATGTAGAATGGTATTTTCACCATACGGTGATGCTAAAGATATTGGAATATTTACATTATCAGCCAGCTGTGTGTTTAAGTATGGTGAACCCGATAAGGTGGATTTGGTATATACTAGAGTTGATAATGAAAATAATAGGTTAGAAATATCATGTGAATTACCAGATGATTTTACACCAGAAATAACTGCTGGTGCAATATTTGATACTTGGACTCAAAAGTCAAGAAGTAATATAAAAGTAATCGAAAAGTGAGGTAACAAAGATGGATGAGAAGTATTTAGCAGATTATAATGAATTTGTAGTAGAAGATGAGGAGCATATCATTCCGATTTGCTCATCAGCAATAAAGTTGATATATGAGAAGTTTAAAGTTCCTCTTAAAGACCCAAAGTTGGTTGCAGTAATTGTAGAGAGAACTTATAAAGTTATCATTAACACTCTCAAGTCATATGAGTCAAAGTTATCAGACTTTAAACTCAATATATGTGACAGATTAGAGATTGGTTATACAACCAATACATCTGATGACGATGAGAAGCAGGGTAATTACATGATATTTATGAATCATCCTGATAAGAGTATTGTAGATTCTTTACCAGAAGAAGATACAACACCTGTTGAAAGAATTACTCAGTGGAATATCGAGAATGTAATTACACAGCCAGGTATCATAAGAGAGATATCAAATGCAGTTATAGAAGACCTTAAGTCAATAAGTGTTAATATAGGAATATCAGAATTGATCATGCCTATATTTATAACTGTATATGAGTGTACAGTAAACTATGTAAGAATAAAGAGGCAAGAATTAAAGGAATTTGAGTTTGAGATAAACTTCATCAGTTGCTTCCATATTGGTTGTATGGAAACAGAAGATGGTTCTTCAATTTATATCCGTCCGAATATAGAAGCTAAGCTTCTAATGAAAGATGACCAAGCGGCTACATCCATTCATGAATAATAAGTAATTTATTTATGGGTTGGGAATTATTAATAAAATAATTCCCAGCCTAATATAAGTATAACAAATATTTTTTTGAAGTATAGTAAATGAAAGTGGGTGAATGATATGAGGTCAGGTTTAAGCCATTATATAAATAAATGGGAAGAAGAACTCAATATTCCACTATTAGAGAAATCAGCAGATAAACCTTTAGTGGAATATGTTAAAGAAGCTTTTAAATCTCTCGAAATATTAAAACCAATAAAAATAACTGGTTTTGATTATACGGAAAAAGCATCAGAGATTGATATAAATAATTATGTGTTTCGTAGAGATAAAAAGAAGAAGAGGAAAGATAGATTTGGAATTAAGTCTATTGGAGATGATAGAGTAGGAAGATTAACTGTTCATATAGAACTTGCTCTTCCTGAGATTAATCCAAAGACAAAAGTCCAAGAATATAAAATACATCCAATATCTAAATCAATATTAATACCATTACAAGATGAGAATGGTTATTATGTGATTAAAGGAAAGAAATATTATATTATATACCAAATGGTGGAGAAATCTATTTACAATGTTGGTAACAGAATATCATTGAAAAGCTTAATGCCTGTAGATGTTAGAAGAGTTCCAAAACCAATTACAGATATAGATGGAAATGAATACAAAGTAGCATTATATACTGTAGTGGTTGTTAATAGAACGATACCAGCTATATTATTCTATATGAGTAAAGGAATTAAATATGCTATTGATTATCTTAACTTAAATGGAATAATAGAATTTAAAGATAAACTTAATGAACGTGATGATGATTATTTGTATTTTCAATTATCTAACTCATGTTATATGCAAGTAGATAAAGATGCATTTAATAAACACACCTTTGTTAAATCTGTAGTAGCTGGTTTAATCCATATAAGCTCTAATAGAGTTAATCTCACAAATCTTAATGATAAAGCTTATTGGATAAAGAAATTAGCTAATCCAGCTAATTATGAAAAAGGATTAACTGTATTAAAGTATTTTGATAGATTAGTAGATGTAACAACTTCTAATATATTAAGAATACCAGATTATTATAAAGGTGGTTCTTATAGCGTAGTAAAATGGGTAATGCAACATTTCAATGATTTAAGATTAAAAGATAATAATGATATCAATAATAAGAGATTGAGATGTAATGAAACCATATCAGCATTACTTACAACTAAATTTAGTGAAAGACTTAAGAGAGTTATTTCATTAGGTGAAAAAGCAACTGCTGATAATTACCTTGAGATATTTAGATATCCTGGTGATATTCTTATACAACAAATGCAGTCGTCTGGTATATTGAGATATGATGATGAAGTAAATGATATGATTATTTGGTCTAAGTTGAAAGAAACATCTAAAGGACCTCATGCTATGGGAGAAAAGAATAGTAATGGTGTTGGTATTAAGGCAAGAGATATACACCCAAGTATGCTAGGTAATATAGATATAATTGTGTGTGGTAACTCAGACCCTGGTACATCTAGAACTCTTTCTCCATTTGCAAAGATGCAAGGATTACATTTCGATGCATCAATAGAACCATCAGATTTCTATTATAAGATAACTAAAGAGATGCATGAGAAGTGTAAAGATAAAGGAGAAATTTCTGTTATGGTTGAATTTGATAATCCAGCTGATTTTTATAATTATATCAGTGAGTTAAATAAATTCAATAATGAAAATATCTCTATCAGTGGTACATCTAGAGAAGGTCACTATGATTTAGTACTAGGAAGAACTATTGATATGGATGATTCATCTAAACCACAAACTATTAACCTTGCTAAAAAGAAATATGATGCAAATGGTGAGGTAGAAGAAGAAAATGAAAGTGATGGTGAAACAGACTAATGGGTAAAAATATTCTATTAAATGCATTAAGAAATAATGAAGCATCTAAAGGTAAAAAAGGAGATGATTTCTTTGACGCCAATGCTTCTACTATATCATATAGCACAGGATTTCCTGTACTTGACTACTTTTTAGGATATAAAGTTAATGTATATGATGATGATGGACAGTATTTATATTCATATCCTAGTTTAGGTATTACAGCAGGTTCCTATATATTATTCATAGGAAAACCATCTACATCTAAAACAGCAACTGCAATAAAGATTGCTTCTAATATAGTAAGAAAATTCGATAATGGATTAGTAATACATTTTGACTTAGAGCAAGCTTTAAACTATTCAAGAATACAAGCTCTTACTAGAATACCAATGAATGAATTAGAAAATAAATATATTCTAAGACAAGAAGATTGTACTCTTGAGAATATGAAGTCAACTATCATGAGATTATATAACGAGAAAGTTAATCACCCAAATGAGTATATGTATAATACAGGATTAAAGAATGAGTTTGGAGAAGAGATTCAAGCGTTTGCTCCAACTGTATTAATACTTGATTCTATTGCTACAATCACCATGAGTATAGATGGTGGTGAAGCAAAAAAATTAGAAAAACTTGAAGAGATATCATCTCAGACAGATAGAATGAGATTGACTGGGGAGATTGGTAGATTCTTCAATGAAATTCTCCCATATCTTAGAAAAGCAAATATAACTTTAATCGCTATAAACCAAATTAAAACTAACCCTCAAATGGGTATAGTTAAGAGTCCTGCGGAAATCCTCGGGCTTCGGCAAGACGAGACCCTAAGCTCGTATATCACGAATATCATCTTGGCTCAGTCCAAAATGATACCTGGTGGGGTCTATAAACCTCTTTAACTGCTGGGAACCCTTTAGAGCTCTAAGTACCAAAGTGTGATAATCTTAGAGATTAGACAATCAGCAGCCAAGACTTATTATTTATAATAAGTAAGGTTCAACGACTATCGAAAGCATAGTATAGAAGAAATATCTATATGAAGAAGCGAGTAGAGTACACGAAAGTGGAAACGGGAGGCTATTATTGATTGGTAAAAGATTAATAGTAGAAGATATAGTCTGGCTACACAGAGATGTGATAGATTATGTCCAGGTGGTAATACTCCAAAGTTCTTAGCACATATTTTATTAAAATTTGTGGCTGTAGGTGGAGAAAAATATAGCGAAGAAGATGAAGGGTTCACTGGATTCAAAGTTAAAGTAGAGATTATTAAATCAAGAGTATCAGCAGCATTGAAGAATGTGGAATTAGTTTATAATTCTAATACTGGTATTGATATGGTTAGATCTACAGTAGCATATGCAAAAGATATGGGATTAATAGGCGGTAATAAGAATGGTTATTACTTCTTATCAGATAAAGATGAGAAATTTACTCTAGCAAATATGCCAGAGGATTTCAAGAATAATCCTAAGTTATTTAAGATAATGAAGGATAATGTAATTCCTCTATTAGAGAAAAATCTTTCAGGTATTAAACCTGAAGAGATGGAAATTGCTGAAGAGGAATTGAACTTCTACGATTTATAAACAAGGAAACTATATTTTAGCCTCTAATCCATATATTATCTGATTAGAGGCTAATAAAAGTAGAAAGGAAATGAGTAAGTGAATGTGAATGATACCTTAATAGGTTCTATTTATACATTAAAAGATGCGTCATCAACATCTGACCATGGACACAATTACATCATAATATCAAATAATAGAAATATAAATAAATTTGTACAGGCGATGCCAATAACTTCTATGAAGAATAAGAAAGTAACAATAGAAGTTCCTATTGAATTAAGTAATTCAATGATATCTTATATAATGCCTTATAATATACAGACATTCACGAATACGGAATTAAAAGTAGGAAAGTTCAGAGGAGTTATTAGTGATACAGATTATATCACAAGTAAAGAATTTATTAATCTATTGATGGATATATATTTGATGGAAACCAATATAGGAGATGTTGATAGAAATAAAGTAATGATTGATTATAAGAATTATTGTGATAAGTTTTGGAAATATCATAATAGTAAAAATGAATATAGGAATAATGAGTATATGAATAATGTAACAAGTAATGAAACAGATTATATGTACAAGGCACTAAGATACTGGTCTGATAGTGAACTTGATTTATATCTTAATAGTGTAGATAGTAATAATCCTAATTATCATTATAGTAGATTAGGATTTAAGAATATCAAGGAACAAATACAATTTAATTTTCAAGTAAGAAAGGAAAAGAAGAATAGAGAATATAACGCAAAGTATATAATTAAGTAGCAATTTTGAAAGGGGTTTTATGCTATGGCGAATATAAAGAAGTTTTCATTGATCGACTCTTTAAAGAAGGCTAATGCAGAATTAACAGGTTCTCCTTCTTTATTAGGAATAACAGCACTTACATATCCAAATTATGTAAGTTCTATGAGAGCAAATATGTTTACTAGTCATATCAAACAGTGTATGACATTACTTCATCCAGATATACCTTATCTATTTACTCATAATGAGAATATAGTAGGTAAGCATTCATCTGGATTTAAACAAGCAAAAACAGATCTTGAAGTATACAAGAAGATTTATAAATATGGAGATATCTTAGAAAATCCATTTGTTTATGAAATGATTGTATATGATAAAGATAAAGATGAGTATGATGTAATTCATAGAAAAAGTCATGAAGACTTAACAGAAGCATTTGGTTATGTATATAATAATGATTTTATTGATAATCTTGAAGAAGGAGATACTATTAATAAAGGAGATGTATTATACAAATCAAGTTCTTATGATGAGTATATGAATTATGGTTATGGTAAGAATGTTACTGTAGCATATTCATTTGATGCTTTCTCATCTGAAGATGCAGCAATAGCTTCAGAATCAGCTTGTGAGTTATTTGCATCTATAGATTCAGAAGTAGTTAGTATTAATCTTAATAACAATGATTACTTACTTAATCTATATGGAGATAAGAAGCATTATAAAGTTCTTCCTGATATAGGAGAATTCTGTTCAGGAAGAATAGCAGTAGGAAGAAGATTGTTCAATAAGCAAACTTTATTTGATTTTAAATCAGATATGCTTACTACAATTCTTGATTCAGATAATGTATATTATATCGGTAATAATAGTAGAGTAGTAGATATTACTATTTACAATAATGCTGAAGAAAGACATGATAATCCTTTCTATGAGCAAATAAATAAGTACATTGATTCTCAAAATAAGTTCTATGAAGAAATAATAGAAACTGTAGAAGATATTATTGAGAATGGCAGTAAGTGTTCAAATGAGTTAGATTATCTCTATAAGAGAGCTTTAGAGATGGTTGATACTGATAAGAAATGGAGAGAAAAAGATTCTGTATATGATAACCTCAGTATCAAGGTTACTATAATGAGAAAAGCTCCATTAACTAAAGGTAGTAAAGTTACTGGTAGATATGGTAATAAATCAGTTATTGCTACTATAAGAAAAGATGAAGATATGCCAGTTACTGAAGATGGTAGAAGAGTAGATTTAATTCTTAATATGTTAGGTATTATCAATAGAACTACAGCAATGCCGTTGTATGAGATGTTTATTAATTCAGCATCTCATAAGATAAGAACAATGATGAATAGTCTATCTACTCTTAAAGAAAAAGAGAAGTTATTATTTGACTATATCAATATTTGGAATGAAGACCAGTATACTGAAATGCATTCATATTATAAGACTCTTAGTAAGAAAGAAAAAGAATCTTATATAGAAGATGCTATCAATGATGGTATCTATATTAAACAGACTCCTCTATGGGAAACAAAACCAATATTCTATAGATGTCTTGATTTAATGCAGAAATATCCATTTATTAAGAGAGACCAGATGTATATTAAGAAATGGGGTAAACTTCATAAAGTATTAACTCCTACAGTAATAGGTGAAATGTATTGTATGAAGTTAAAGCATTCAGACAAGAGAGGTTTCTCAGCAAGAAGTACAGGAGCGATAGACGATAAAGGATTACCATCAAGAAGTTTTAAATCTAAAGCTCATTTGGAAAAAGCTTCTTCATCTTGTATAAGATTTGGAGAGTTTGAAACTCTTAACTTCTCTATAGGTTTATTACCAGAAGATTTAGCTGTATTCCATGCATTATATAGAACTTCTATTAAAGGTAGAAGAGATATAGTGATGTCTATGTTTGAAGAAGATGGAATTATGAGTATTGATGATAGATATACTTCTAGGGTAGCTGAAATCTTTAATGTAACTCTTAAAGAGTTAGGTATAAGTATAGACTTCTTAGAAGATGATTATATTGGACCTATTAATGATACCAATTTAGTAACTCATAATCTTAATGGTAAAACTATTCTTTGTAGTGATTATAAGTTCTTTATAATAGAAAGAATTGATGAGATAGTTAAAGATATCTATTCAGTAGAACCTGTTATAACAGAACCAGATTTAAGAGCAAAGATAATTGATAAATTAGAGAATACTAAATATCTAGTAGGACCAACTAAAGAAGAGTTAAAGAAATTAGATATTGATGATATGATTAATTTCGTATTGAAATAAGAAATAAACTAGAGATAAGATTAAATATCTTATCTCTAGTCATTTATTTAAAAATTAAATGAATTATAGAAGTCATTGACTTTTTTTACTGTGTTTGGATTAATGTTTGCATATATCACATTATTCTCATCTCTGATAATTGTGTGTTTTCTCTTAGAATCAAATCCAACTATATTTGAGAAATTTAAATCAAATGCTTCCATTATCGCTTCTACATTAGAATCCTTATTAGCTTCTTCAAGAATCTCTTTTAACGGAATTGTCATTCCATTTATTACATCTGTAGGTGATACAGATTCTGTAAATGATTTAAGAGTAACTTTTGGAGCTGAAGTAGCGTGTGCTATTGCGTGTGATGGGAACCAAGGTGCATCATATGTAATAAGTCTTTTCATCATTACATAAGGTTTACCACCTTTATTTACCATCTGTGCTATTGCTCTTGCAGAGAACTGAGGTATCCATCCAGCGAGAACTTCTTTACCAAACCCTTCACCAACAGCTCCTTGAGCTGACTGTATCTTAGCAGTTAATACATTACCAACTAATTTAGGTTCCATTATTTTAAATGCTCTCTTCTCTGGTGGAACATCTTGTATTCTTTCAGCAGATAGTTTTTCATCAGTAGTAGTAGGCATTGGATGTGCAAACTCTCCGAACCAACCACCTGTCTTTAACAGTGATTGTATTTTTTCACTTTTAATGCACTCCATTACATTACTAGCATCATAGTATCTCTTATTTCTATTTTCTACATCAAAGTCCTGAAGATTAGTCTCAAATGTAACATAAAATAAATCAGCTGATTTATTGGTATTCATGTTAGACACTCTAGGATTATCAGAAACGCTTTCGGATATATACATAAATCCCATTGGATTATAACTATCTATCATATCGTAAATCGCCTTTCTTAATATATTCATTTATATTAGTGTTAAAATTACCGATAAATTACTGTATTAAAGCGAGATTACTATTAAAGTGAGATGCTCTATCAAGTAATTTGATAATAGCTTCATCAGTAATATACTTCATGATATAATCTTCATTTACTACTAAATTACCACTAATAAAATTTTCTTCTTTATTAATAGCAGTAAATATATTGGTAGCAATAATAGAAGCATCTTCATCAAGTTTCATTAACTCATATTTAGAGTTTATCTTACTGAGAGAAGTAAATTTATTATTAATCTCATTATCTGTCAATATATTAATGAGATTAATCAACCTAACAGTTGCTTCTATCTTATCTAAATAATCTAATTCTTTTGCTACTGGTTTCAGTTCTTCTTTCATTCTATTGAATTCAATAAACTTTAATTCTTCATTAAATTTACCTGCAAGAGATGCAAGTAATATAATTAGATTGAGTAGTACAAAGATACCTACTATCAGATACATAATAGTCATAATATTATAAAAAATATTCATAATAACCACCTTTACTTTTTTTATAGTTTTATAAACCAGTTTCTTATCTATTTAACCATATAACAGATTTTTAATATTATAGTAAGGAAAAGATTAAATTATGATGAAAGATTATTTTTGCTTAATACCAAAAGAGCAATTAAAGAAAGAACCAGGTAATACTGGTTGGAGATATGCTAAAGAACATAAAACAGAATGGGTTGATGCATCATCAATATTCCCAGAGAATATACCAAATTGTAATTATAACCCTGGAATGAATTTCTTTGTAAAAGGGGATAAGGTATATGATATAGTAAAGATGTATGCTAGTATGGATGATAATGCTACAGTACATATTTGCTATGAAGTAGAAAATGCTTCTGATGTAATAGAGTAATAAAGTATAGCTAGTAGATTTATTTCTACTAGCTATATTCTTTATTTTCCTAATATTTCATTAAGGGGCTTATAAAGGTAATCTTTTATATCATTACTATTTATTTCCTTATTATAGGTAATACTAATAAATCTACTTGTCTTATCTTCCAACGGAAGATTCTTATCAAATATAAATGAATATAATTGATTAGTCTCATTCACTCTCTCTTTTTGAATTTTTCTTTTTTCATCTATATACCCATTTACTATTTCAACTTTAATATTTTTATTAGTCTTCAGACTTTCCTTGATATAATTGATTGTCGATTCAGGCTGTTCAATATTTGACGGAATATTAAACACCACTCTTATATTATCATAAGCTTCCCTTTTAATCATATTGTTAAAACCATCAATAGATTCTTTTAATTTATTTTCATCAATAAATACTTCATTATTATAACCAATTCTTATAGTCTTATAATCTTTAGCCATTGTATTCTCTATATGCTTATGAGAATACTTTTCTTTTTCTGTATCTATAGTAAGTTCATAAAAACCTTTTCTTCCCTCTTCTCCATATCTCCACCTACTAAAACTTCCTATAGAGAAGAATTTATCATCAGTTTCTATATTAATATGATAATGACCAAAGTATACTTCTCCTTTACATACTTTATCTAATTCTGCTGTAGTAAATACTTTAGTTCTTTTTCTTTTATCATCAGATGTATTATCTATATGAACTGATAAATCAGACATTACTTCTCTAATAACTCCGTGACCAAATACATAATCATATTTATCTCTATTAGATAATAATTCTTTATAGTATTCATCAATATCATTAAGATGCTCTTCAGGAAGATACAAAATATTCAAATCTGGTAATAATTCTTCTTCTGAAGCAAACTTAATAACTTTTACATTATCATATATTTTCATTACTGACATTATATCATACTGATTACATTCATGAGATTCTGTTCCATATACAAATCTTAATGGTATATTTTTTTCTTTACATACTGTAATTAAATCTTTTAACATACGATAAGCCATCTTAGCTGAATTATCATTTAAATAAAATTTGTGGTCAAAGAAATCACCACATACTATAATAAAATTTACATCTTTATCTTTTTTTATTCTATTAATAAAAAGCTCTGTGTATTCATTATATAAAGCTTCTAAATCAAAAGCTCCTACATGAATATCAGAGATTACATATCCTTTATATTTCATAAAATATTCCTATTCTATTCATAATTATTATATTTACAGTTATAGGAAAAATCATAAAAAACACTGGTATAACCTAGGATTTAGTCGAAGAAAGGAGGTAGTATGGCATCTTCAAGTAGGATTGATTATATAGATAATAGTAATAATTCTGTTAAAGGAATGGCTGCAGGTAAAGCAGATACTAAAAGTTTATCTTTTGATGTCCAATCTAACTCTATAGGGACATATTGGTCCCAAAATAAATTTATACAGATACCTGGTGGAGAACCTGCTACTGTACCATTAGACCAATTAGTTAGTCAAATGAACAAGTCAGTTTTCTTACCAAGTGATAATCAAACACACCATAATATCCTTGAAACAAGTTCCAAGTTTTATAATAGATATAAATTACCTAATCCTAATGTACCATTACAGAGAGGATTTGGTCACGTATTCTTTGTACGACCATCATGTAATATATTAGATGAGCAATATCATTTATTAGAAGAATTAAAAGGAGAAGAAGAGTTTAGACATATAGCAGAAGCATCACCATGGGTTTTAAGAAACCTTGTTGCTAATAATGGACAAAACCATGATTTCATGCTATTATTGTCAAACTTTGCTAATTCATTTTCTTTATCTGATGAAACTCTTGCTACTAATACATACGGTCAATCATATACAGGATTTAAAGTAACATATGGTAAGAGTTTAAATGAATCTCGTTCTGCTGGTAATTTTAGTATCCAGTTTGGTGATGATAGAAACTTACATGTATATCAAACCCTTAAAGCGTGGGTATCTTATATCAGTGGTTGCTATAGAGGAAATATAGCTCCATTATCTGATACAATAAAGAATAGAATACTTGATTATTCTTCAGCATGTTATTATATAGTAACAGCAGAAGATGGTGAAACTATTATATTTTGGTCTAAGTATTATGGTGTATTTCCAACTGATATACCATCAAGCCAATTAACTTGGTCTGCTGGTAATGTGATAAAAGACCCATCAATGGATGTACAATTTGCATTTTCTTTTAAGAGAGATTATCACCCGTATACATTATTGGAGTTTAATTATAACTCTAGAGTTGGAAGTAATAGTCCAACATATGCTCCTATATATGATGATAAGTTATTAACAGCAAGTAATGGTATTGTTGGAGCTCCTTATATAGAAACTATAAGACATGATGATGGAAAAATACCAATAGAGTTTAAACTTAGATTTAGAACTGATACTGATGCAGAAACACCATTGAATAGATTCCAATCTAATTTTAATGATAGAATGAATAGATTAAGTGAGAGATTAAATCGTGGATTTAATTTACCACCACGAAATCACAATGTTATTGTACCTAAATCATTAAAAAAAGGTAGAGGTAAGAGTTCATCAAATAGAGGTAGGAGACGAAGGTAAGTTATGGCTACTAATAAAAATAAAATAGATAGAGATTATATTGATAGCTATGCTGTCAAAGAATTTGTTACTGAAGAATTGGCTGATAAATATTTTGAAGATATAGATTTAAACTTAAGAAATGTAGGTATGTTTGGATACACTACAGAATTAGTTACTAATATATCAGAAGATACTTTCAATACAGCTTCAGTATTATTTAGGGAGAGTTTCCCTAATAGAGCAGAGATAGAAGAATCAATTTATTCCCACGCTGCTATATTCCAATTAGATGATGTTTTATCTAAAGCAGCTTCTTGTAAGTTTATTCTTGTATTAGAAGAAAAAGCTATCATAAAAAATATGAAAGCTAGTACAAATCCTGGAAATAGAAATACATCTTATTTCTATATAGATAAGAATACTACTATCTATGTAGAAAATATTCCGTATGTATTAGATTACGACATAATCATTAGTGTTGTAAAAAGAGTAACTACTGATGGATATGATTACTTATTCTCTGCAAGATATTATAAAGAAGAATTTAAAAATAGTTTATCTCATATAACAGACCCTTATGTTAAAGTAAGAAGATCAAGTGATGGATTTATTGCCTTAGAGGTAGAAACTCATCAATGTATAAGAGATGAAAGAACAGAACAAATTATCACTAATAGTGAAATAAATTATCCAGTAGTAGATTTATCTTTTGAAGGTAAATTAGCTGGATTTGAAGTATTCTATACTTCACCTATAACAAATGAAGAAGTACAGATGAAGAGTTTAATTGTGTATTCACAACCTTTAAAAGAACCATTCTGTTATTATCAAATAATACAAGAAGGTGTATTGAGATTATCATTTAACTCAAAAGATACTTACTTCATGCCTGAGTTTAACTCAGATTTAAGAATTATACTTTATATGACAAAAGGTGCTGATGGCAACTTTGATGTATACAAAGGAAAGAATATTTCATTAGTACCACATAATGAAAAATATAACTATGCAAATTCATACTTAACAGCAGCAATGCCATTAGGTGCATCTAAAGGTGGAAAAGACCAACAAGGTGTAGAAGTATTAAAAGCTCTTTCAGTAGAGGGTTATAGGACTGCTTTAGCCTTGACTACAGAGAGTGATTTACAGCAATTCTTTAATAATTATAAGTACAGGTATGGTAACTCGGATATCTTATTTATTAAAAAAAGAGATGATGTATATGAGAGAGTTTATTCAGCTTTTATGATTGTACGAAATGATACTTACATTTATAAGACAAATACTCTTAATCTCAATATCAACTTATATGATATGACTAATCCAGAGAAGAATGTATTTATAATAGAACCTGGTACTGTATTTACTTCTACAGATACATCTGGTAATGCTGAATTCTTTAGAGATAGAACTAAGTATAATACATATAAAGCACAGTATGATGCTGATGTAACAGCAGGAAATACTCCTTATATAATTCCAGGAACTTTAGACCCATCTGTAGTTCCAGAGTATCTTAACAGACCTTGTTCATTTGCTCAATGGAAGAGTAGAAAGAAATATAAGGATACAAAACTTGTATGGGAATTAACTGAAGATGATTATAAGACATATGATAATCCTTCTCAAAAGAAATTCTTATTAATAAATCCGTTCTTAATTAAATTTACTAAGAGTCCTAATTTAGTTTCTACTTATCTCACTTATGTGAATAATGTATCTAGTTTGGATTTTACTGATGTAAATAATGAGATGTATTTACAGTTTGTTATTTATAGCTTACTTGTAAAGAGAAGATTTATTAAAGAAAAGAAATATGAAATTAGCTGTAAAGTATCTGCTACAATGACTGTAGATAAAAAGCATTATCCATTAATTAAAACTGATGGAGAAGATAGAGATGGAAATCCTATTTATCATTTAAATGATAGATATAAAACTAATGAGAATGATTTAAGAGTTATTCTTACAGTAGTTAAAGAAAATAATATTATTTTCTATACAGAGATGATTCCTACTGCATATGATAAAGAAAGTGATAGTTTCGTATATAGTTCAGAAATATATACAGATGACCATATAACATCAAATGGTCAATTAAGATTATTATCTGGTAAGATATATAGAAATCCTACTACTGGAGAATATTATAAAGTACATGAAGTAGATAATAATATATATTATAAGTATGATGCAAATAATAATCTATTAGCTGATAATATACCAGTCAATGATGTTACTAATATGATTAACGATGGTACATTAGTTAAGTTTGAAAATCTTGTTAATATGACAGATTATGATGACATCATGATACCTATTGATAATACAGTAGTTAAGATATATACTCTATATAATAGAAACTACTCTGAAGTATTAGGTGGTTTGGAATTGAATACTTCTCAAATGACAAATAACCCATTTAGTAGTCATGGTAATTTTGATAAGTATATATGGACTAATACATACGCAACTGTATCAGAACCTATTGTATTTATGAAATCAATGGAGAGTGTAAGAACATATCTTGATTATGAAGATTATACAGAAGCAGTATCTGATGACCATGGTGGTGTTAAATTTACTCATGATTTAATGGATGTTCAGATGAAGACTATATCTTTCTTAAGAGCATCTACTATATTAGACGAGAGTAAAGCAGTTTACTTCTTTAACTCTTTCTTATCACATTATAACTTTATTCAGAATATAATTGATACTAGATTAAGAAATGAAACTGGTATTGATTTGAAGTTCTATAATACTTATGGTAGAAGTAAGAACTTCTTAGTTGGAGAAGATGCTGAACAACTAGATACTGTAAATCTTAGACTATCATTTGATATGTGGTTTGTACAAGGTACAGATACTACTGTAGCTGTAAAGGATATTAAGAACTTTATTAAATCAGAAATAGAAAAGATAAATGAAAAGGGAATGAATAATCTTTTCATATCTAACTTAATGAGAAAGATAGAGCAAAACTTTGGATATGTAGACCATATAAGGTTTAATCATATTAATAATTATCCTACTACAATGCAGTCAGTAAGAAATAATACTACAGATATAGCTGATTTATCAGTACAAGATAGAAGATGGTATATACCAGAACTATTATTGTGTGATACTGAAGATATTACTATAAATGAGTATACCTCTGAATAATATAGGCTAAAAACAAGAAAATAATATTACATTGAAAGGATATAAAAATAATGCCTGACAATCGAGAAATAAGACTTCTGGACTTTATAGATAATATAGAGAACGAAGAAAGAAATAAAAAAGCAGAATCAGATTTTAAAAATTCTGATACTTATAAATTAAGAATGATAGATAAATCTCGTGATGAAGCTAAGAAAGAATACTTAACAAAAGTTCTTTCTGATACTTATAGAGATGCTATTCCTCTTAATGATGAATATAAAGTAGCTTATAAAGATGATATAGATAAATGCTTTAGAGACTTCTTAAATGAAAGATGTCCTCAGGGTGTTGAATACTATATCAAAGAAGCTATAAAGAAGAATTCAGGATTTGCAAAAAAAGTATTAGAAGCTGTAAATCATCTTGTTGATGAAAAATACAATAAGTTATCTCTTAAGTTAGAAGAGGTAACTGATGAAGATTTAGTATTCAATAATGATAAAGATGAACAGAAGAAAGTTAATGTTGTTGGTAGAGAACTTAATACAGATGAAGTAGCTAGTATTGTAAAGGATAATGTTAAACAGACAGCAGTATCTGAAATACAGAGAGCTAAAGAAGAAAAAGAAAAACTTCAAGCTGTAGAAGATGAACTTGCTAATGATGTTAAGATGAATACTCCACAGAAAGTTGAAGAAGCTATGAGACTGAAAGGTCTTGGACAAGGATATTATAAACCATCATTGTTTAATGGTATTATGATAAGTAATATGAACAAGATTCAGGCTAAGATGGAAAGTGGAGATAATTGTGAGTATAGTACTTATAATGCACTTAAAGATTATCCTATGACTTTAAATGAATCAGCTACTCCTCAAGAGTTAGCATTTATTGAGTCTGTAAAAGAATATACTGGATATGCTCTTGTTAAAGCATTAAAGCTTGAGAGTTTTGATATGTATAAAATTGATAATCTTGCTCAGAGTTATGCTCAAAGAAAATATTAAAAAAAGAAGTTGGTGATTTTTAGTCACCAACTTCTTTCTTATTTTAACTTACCTATTTGGAAAATCATATGCATGCAAAACTTCCTTAGCAGATTTTTAAACTCATCATATTTTGGGTCAGTAAAAGTATAAGAGGTGCAATCCCAGTCACCAGAATAGTATCCCCATTCTTTATCTTCCCCATCATATTCTATTCTAGTAGCATTTATGTTTTCACCATTCCTGTGTGTACAAGTACCTGGTTTACCATTGAATTCGAACTCGTAAGTTGTATAATAAATCTCACGTTCACACCTTTTAGTTTTCTTTAAAATAGTAATCTTATTATGTTCTCTTTTTATGATAGGTAGTTCTACTCCAAAAGCATCTCTAATCTGATTAACAAAGTCAGAATGCTCATGGAGCTCATACCTATCACCATCAGGTTCACTACAGTTACTTTTAATAACCGTTTTAAACCCATTACACTCAATCGTATGAGTTACAATATCTCCAAATACATTTTTAGTATATTTACCTTCCTTACCCTTATACATAAATTTTGTTTCAGTATCTATACATTCATACTCCTTATAGCTATAACGGTCTTCAGTTTTATCCAAGATAGTAATCTTATCCGCATTAGACTTCTTTTCTTCTTGCTTATGTTTACTACTTGGTATTGGGATTTCATCATCTATTATATCAATATGGTTGGTTGCCTTAGAAACTGTAGATTTATCTATAGTTGGTAATTCTATATCAAATATATCTTTAATCTGCCTAACAAAATCAGAATACTCAGGGAGTTGATATTTATCTCCTACATTAGTATCAATTACAACAAAATCATAGTGTCTTGTTATAACCGTTCTAAGTCCATTATACTCAATAATATATTCTCTTTTAATTTCGGATCTTATTTCGGTACACCTACCTCTAACACCTTTATACATGAATTCCGATATATCTCTAGTATTACCATCACTATCTGATTCGGTTGGCACATTCGTATAATATACTACCAACTTATCAAAATCAAATGTTACTGTTGGTATATCAATATTGAATTTTCTTGACATGGAACTTACAAAGTCTTCATACTTTGGTAGTTCGAATCTTTTCCCAAACAATGCTTTTTTACCTTTTGATATACCCCACAAACACTCGTGTCCATCATATATAATATATGCGACATTTGTGCTATTAGTGGTTATTTTAGCATATACCCCTTTAATACCGTCATACATAAATTTGGTATCTTCAATTTCAATACCACTAACAGTATGAGTTTTTGTTTTTGCGATTTTAAATTCTTTCATTTTTAATCTCCTTTTCTAAAAAATAATTATTAAACTATTACAACCCATATGTTTTTTCCATAAAGATAATATATATTCATATTCGTATATCAAAAAAAACGATAATATATTATTTTCGTATACTAATAAATTAAGTAACTTAAATAGCTGACCCATCGGCTTGACGGGGAGAAGGAGACTTTATGCTAAAATTAAAAAATGTAGTAAATGTTGAAGATGAAATTTTAAATCAGAGAGCTCTGATAAAAGACGCTCAGAATAGGTTAAATCTTCTGAAGTCCATAAAAAGTACAGCCTATTGGTTTGTTGAGTTTATCGAACTTCTTCATAAATTAGAGGAGGATGAAAGTATAGATACTTTAAAAGATGTATTTGTAAAATCCCATACATACCATTTCAATATGGATGGTTTAATCGGATTTGATGATGTCTGGTTAAAAGAAATCCAGACAGAAATACGTAGGATACGGGAAAAAATTATCCCACAGCAGTTCCATAGAAGCTGTATAAATATATATAATGAAGCATGTATTAATGATGCAAAGCTAAAATATAATTCATTATATACTTATACAAAAAAGAGCTACATTGAGTTGATATTAGGTTCATTAGATTCTATTTCTTCTTGGTGTCTACACCGTATCTACGTATTGGATGAGAATCCAAAATTCGACAGCTAATAAATTAGAGAACTGTATAAAAAAAATACAGTTCTCTTTTTTTATTTATTATAATACTGAATACTCAATATAAAGTACCAGAATATTGCTTTCTTATAATTTATTCTACTTGCTTCTCTTTTAAATTTAGCATGTACTCCTGTTTCTTCACCCCATTTATCAAGAGTTGTTTTAATAGTTCTAATATTATCATTGTTACTATTAGTCTTTCTAAATAACTCAGAACTCCATACTAAAAAATTACTACTATTAATATCTTTCTTATCTTTATGCTCTGTATATAGATATAAGAATAATATTGATTGAATAAATGCTTCTATATCTTTAGTATATTTATCTGTAATTATTCTACTCATATAGAATCTACAATCAGCAAATGATATTTGTGCTAAACTCTTACATTGATTTATTCTTTTTAAATCTAACCCATTAGTTAATAATCCATTTACTATTGTATTAGTAACCACTTGTACAGAACTTGTATTATTTTCTATAGTATCATCTATTACTACTTCATCATAAGAATCTTTAGTTAAAGTAACTCTATTACCTGCAGCATAATTCTTCATATATTCACCACAGATATTCTTTAACATTGATTTCTGGTCATTTCGTATTCTTTGTATGAACCTGATAAATTCTAAATCAGAAGCATCTTTCATAAACTGCTTTAAGAATTTAAAAGAGTTATTTATAGATAAGAATAATCCACCAAATACATGACCACCTTGTTTCATTATATACTTCTCTGATAGATTATCCATTGTATACTGCATAACACCTTCATTAGCACCATACTTAAAGAATAAAGAGAATAAAGATGGATATACAGATAATGCATAAATAGCTAATGCTGTATTTAATCCTTTATCATCTTTTTTTAAGAAGTAATATCTTATACAGCAATAGAATACCCAGAATATAGGGTTACCTCTTAATAACTTAAAATCTGTTTGAGTAGATATCTGTTTAGTAACATCTACTACTAAATCAGTTACATATTTAGGAGTAATCTCAAAGAGATTAAAATACATACCTTTATCAATATCACCAAATGGTATCATATGAATAGGTCCTGAAGTATGCAATTTTGTTGCGTTCCTGTCCATATAATTACTACAAATCTGTTTAAACTTCTTATCCCCTACAGTGGTAGAGAGTACCTTCTCTATTTTAGGATATAAGTTAGTTTTCATTATATAATTATTATTTTCTGCTTCTAGAAAATAATCAAAGTCATCATAATCATCTAGAAGCATTTCTACAAAGGTAGAAAAATATGAATTATTTTTCATCATTAGTCACCTTTCTTATATGCTTAGTTATTATGGTGTTTTTAGAGGAAAAAAAGAGAACCCCTTATGTGAGGTTCTTCAAATAGTAGTCATACTCGAAAGCCGATGCTTTCGAAAGTATCTTACCACAATATTTACATATGACGTTTTTATCGTCATATTCTGCCAGCGAAAGGACGATAGAGCCGTCCCTTCTGATTTGGCGGTGACGGCATACACTACCGCCAACACGCGATGCATACAAATCACCAATCATATCTCTAGTAATCTTCATAACATTACCTCCATTTTACTATTTTTTTTTATTGTTACAATTAAATGATATATTAGCATTTTTTTTTTGATATACGGATAAAAAAGAAGACTCCTTATCTGGAGTCCTCTAAATACTATTTAGTTATTCATCTATGCTACTAGTACTTGTTTTAATATGATCTCTCCATCGAGTGAGAGCCATATACTTCTCATCATCGGTCATATCATCAAATGATTCATAACCATGAATATTTGCCAATTCTTTAGCAAAATCGTTTATATTCGCACCTACTTTATTATCGGTATCGATATTATTATTTCCAGTAACAGCTTTTTTCTCATCACTAAAAGACATGACATATTTACATGCAAACCATACTTGTATCGCTTGTAAGTAATATGCTACATTAGATACATCCCTAAATATTGTATCATCAGATACCACCTCTGAATACTTTGTATACAGCGCTTGTTTAGTAAGCAATCTATGGATACTGACAGTAGTTTTCACACCACTAGGTACATTTGATTTGACAAAAGACAGTATCCTATCTTTTATTTCACGAATGTCCTTTACTGGTAACATAACCAGAGCTGATAACTCTGTTGGTAAATTATACAACTTTTTTATTATTTCCTCTGTGTTACCTGTGTCGGTAAAGTTATCGAATAGCTTGAAAACTTCATCTAGATATCCAATAGCAACTCCCAAATCATCCATAATCTCTAATTTCTTCCATACAAGTTTCAGATCCTTATCTAAAGAATCTTTTTCTTTCTTGAAAGTGTTATTCATCTCGTTGAAATCGTCCATAGTAAACATAAAAATCTCCAATTCTCCCCGTCAAGCCTGATAGGACAGCTATTAAATTACTTAATTATTTGGTACACAAAGATAATATGATATCGTTTTTTTTGATATGCGGATAAAAAAGAAGACCCCTATTTGAGGTCTTCTAAATAATGCTCGTACTCAAAAGCAGTTGTCTTTGGTATGATTTTACCACAGTGTGTGCAGATACAATTATAGTCATCATAGCCAATGAAAGAAAGAACTACAGAACCATCTTCTCGAATTCTTCTATGATAACATACAATATCATCATTATGGTATGTTACCAAAGCATTAAAGTCACTCTTATTGAATACCATAGACCCTCCTTATTCGTGGTCCTCTTCTATCTTAGGTTCTTCAAAAGTCATACATTTATGAACACACCATAAATGTATGACTTGAAGAAAGTAACCTATATCTTCTATCTTACTACAAATTAAACCTGCATATGGTAGTTCACTATACTTTTCATATAGTATGTCTCCCTTTATTAGTCTAGGGATATATTTTACCGTTCTCTTAAATTTTACAGGAACATGTGCTTTTCCAAACTGTCGAATTCTATTACGCGCATTATCCAAATCATTAAGTGACAGTGATGTCAATCCTGATATATCCCCTTTACGCAATATACTATCTATTTCCGTTACCAACTCTCGATACCATATAGTATCGTTGTCATCAAATTTATCCATTACATCGAAAACGCTCCGCATATTGAGCATTAAAGAATATATTTTATCTGTAGTATCAATCTTATCTGTAAGCTCGTCAAGAGCTGTAGCCAACTCTGATATTTTACTATTGAACAAATTTTTCATAAAATCTCGCTTTCTCCCCGTATAGTCGATAGGACATCTACTAAAGTTACTTAATATATATATAAGTTAGAAGACCCTTATTCAGAGTCTTCTAACTTATCACATGCTTCAAATATTCTTTCAACAGGCATACCTTCACAAATGAAATTATGCATATTGTAGACATCAAGATGTTCAATAGCCAGCATCATTTTAGATACTGGCTCCACTAATGAATAATCTATATAATCAAATATGTAATTCATAGTGTTTATATCAAATTTTGATGTGTGCATCAATAACTCATCATATAAGTTTGGCAACATATCAGATGCTAAAGAGACCACAGCTTCTGATATTTCTGTAATTTCACTTAGACTATCACCATAAATCCAGTTGTTTCCGAAACCTGAAATATCTATAATATTCCTATACTCAGAATGGTATTTGATGACATCCTCAAACCTATAGTTTGACTCAGAAAACTCATAAACCATCTTTAATATCCTACATAAAATATTACTAGGATTCTGTTTATTATTGTTAGATTTAATAGTAGAATTAATAAGTGCTTTTGCTTCATCACTTTTATCATCCTTCAATAAATCATATACCTTTATTAAGGTATCGTGTGCCTTATTCTTTACCATCATATCAGCTAATATAGTTTCAACATCTCTCATTTTTTTTATTCCTTTCTATAAACAAATCATCACTTAAAGAATTTATGATTCTCTAAAAAGTACATCGGCTATTGGTCTTTGTTTACCAAACAACTCATACTGAATTAAATATGTATCCAATATTTCAACATACCTCATTATATCAGATATCCATTTTAATAGTGAATTATCAATATCTTTATGAATACTAGATAGAGTCACATACTCAAACACCGATGATGTGAAATGTAATTTCTCATATTTATCAGGAATCGTGTTTTTCACTATATCGGTAATTATCATATTTGATTCTACTATTAAGTCATGATTATCTCCAAATACCCACTTAAGACCACCTTCTGTAATATTTAGTAAATCAATGTATGAATTATGATATTGCATAACATCATCAAATTCTCTATTAGAGAAATATATATCCCTCACCATTTTTAATATTTTATATATTACCGTATTGGAGTCTTTCCTCTTACAAGTAATTCTTAAAAGTGTCTTTAGGTTATCTTTTGCTTCATCGATTTTATCATCAGATAATAAATTATAGATTAACTTATAATTTTCAACTTCGTTATTTGTTTTTTCCAACTCTTCCAATACAGTTTCTATCTGTCGCATAAAAATATACACTTCTCCTCTTTATCATCTTTTATGAATTTACTATGGTACTTCATCAAATCAAATATCATTAAATATATCTCGGAGATATATTTAACTATATCAACATCGATCGGATCTAATAAATCCATTTTCTTAAGTTCAGAAATTATATTATTGATACTGTACTCAAAAGCATCATCACTAGTTTTAGTCATATCCACAGATATTGATAGTTTATCTATACTTTCCTTAACAACATTATGTAATGACTTAACATATATTGTATCTCGTAAGTATATCATGTATAGTCGATTCAGCCTATTACATTTAATAGCCTTAAACAATACCGAACACATGTAAAAAGGTGAAGGTTCTATAAATTTAGGTTCTATTAAACCGAGTCCACGTAATAAATATGCTATAGCTTCATGTCCAGGGTTATTTTTAATAATACCTCTGATTGTATTTTCTAGATTTGCTATAGCATATTTATAATATTTTATTTTATCTGAGTTATTATCTGTAGATATTTCCGTATCCATACACATTCTATAGTAGTTCAATTGTTCATTACAACTATCTAATATTATATCGATACCATTGTTATCATCATGAATTTTCTTAAAATCAAACATATTTTCCTTTCCGTTATAAAATCATATCACCACCATTGTTTACATATATTGCCAGCATGTAGTATAGTATGGTGCTAATGTCACGATTTATATTACATAATATAGATAACTCGTGATTGAATTTTATGTCATGCTTTGGAAATAATCTTTGTATACGCCCTGGCTGAAATATTGTATTTTCTGCTATATGTCCTCGATACGAAAGTGGGATTTCGTTTAGTACAAACGCACATACTTTTTGACATAACACATCGAGTTTTGATGTGTCGATATTATCCATTGCTTCATACATTGACTCATGTTGAGCAAACCATAGCGCAGTTTCAAGAGAACTGCATAACATCTTATAATCCCACTTAGTTCTATCTGATGTAGTAAATTTGTCTAACGCTATAACAGCTTCTTCTAACTTTTCTAGTTTATCCATTTTTCCTTTCCTTTCCAATAAATTACTACTCGTTGCATTCATTAAAATATGCTAAAATATTATATATTCTATTATAGATATTCATTACAATCTCGGCTTTATCCATATCAATATCATCAACCCCGTGGTTATTCTTGATAATTTTTACAGTTTCATCAAGACTATATTTAATCATATCATTTATAGTAATACCATCTACTTCTCGCAACGAAAATATATATTCACCTATCCCATATAGTAATGATGATAGATATACTTTATCTCTAAAATACAATTCGGATATTCCATGAGTATTATTATGCATAAGCGTATTTAGTAATGATATTGCATAACCATAATCTAAATCATCTATATCGTCTCCAATAACCCAAAAACAAATTGCCATGACTGCATCATGTCCTGGATAAAGTTTATATGTTGAGTCTAACATGTTCGAATACATATCTAATGACTTTCTGTATTCACTCAATTCTTCATCCAATGATATAGATTCATCGTTAGTATTATGAACAGATGAAAGCTTACGCTTCGTATTTTTAATATTATTCTTAGTATAATTGATATAATCCTTACATGAGTCTATTATATCATCAATACCTGTTTCAATTTCTTCCATTACTGATAATTTAATCATTTCTTTCTTTCCTTTCCAATAATTACATCACCACCCATATCAACATACTTCGCCAGTATATAACTTTCAAACATATCCAATACACTAAGTATTGAATTTGCTGTACTTTTCTTTGAATCGTTTTCATCATTCCATAGCATCGGATTAGTCATACTATAGATGGTATTTCAATAGTACTAAATTCAAATACTATTCTAAATACCCTTGATAATAATTTACCATCAGTTGTGTCTACGTGCTTATTTAATTGATACCTAAATAAATCTCTACAAACCTTATGTATTTTACCAATGTCAGATATACCTTTTTCTGAGTTAGAGAATTCTTTAACAGCTAATACTAAATCATATAATATCATAATTGTGTATTTGCTTGACACATCATATTCTTCAAACGGTACACCTATATAATATTCTTTTAAAAAATCATCACATAATTTGTTAAATTCTTCTAACATCATATAATGTCCTCTAGATTAGCTTTAATATGATCTCTCCATATTGTAAGAGCAGCATACTTCTCATCATCACTCATATCATCAAATGATTCGTAACCATAGCTATTTGCCAATTCTTTAGTAAATTCATCCATACCCATACCTTCTTTCTTATCATCAACAATATTATTCTTCTCCATAAATTTCCTCTTCTTTTCAATAAAGTACTTCATAACTGCACCAGTTGCTTCTATCTGAGCATTATAATCATCAAGTATTGCTTTTGTTATTTCGTTCATTTTTTTTATTCTCCTTTATTAATTAACATTCGTTATCTGGTAGTAAATCCTGATAATACTCTATAGTACCACCTTTAAATGCAAACAAGCCACTCAAATAAGCTTGCAATAATTCCAACACAGATATCATTCGACATACCTTTTCTACTTTCTCATAATCCTGAGCACTTCTAATATTTATATCAAGCATCGCATACTTAGGGGTATATGCTGTACTATTACCAATAACATACAAGAATGGATATGGTATTATATCAGATATAGTATCCGATATTGCATCGCATATTTTAGATATTTTCGAGATATCCATATCATCCCTCAACACATCACCACATAATTTGCGTAATTCCAGATCATCATATGATGCAAGAAATATTCCTATATCATGTAATTCTTTCTTAGAGTTATCATATGTTTTAACTAAATTAACCACATCATCTAGCGGTGTTGAAGAAATCCCATAATAATCCCGTTGCAATGATTCGAGTTTTTCTTGACACACACGTATTTCATCAGCCAACTTCTTTTGAGTTTCAATATTATTATTTAACTCATTAAATACTTCATCCAATTTTCCCATTTTAAAATCTCCTTTATTAAATTTATAAACTATAACATTTTTAAAGCTTCACCGTAATATTTAAAAAGTCTATTTGTAATAGATAGTATCTTACTAACGTTCTGAGCCTTTTCTATATCAAGCTCCTCAACATTATTGAAGTTCTTAATCATAGTCATATCATTACTATCATCATAAGAAACCTTATCAAAATCTTCTATACTTGTAGTATATTTTTCAAGAGCGAATATAAAAGATCTCAAATAAACATTATCACGGTTATACATATCGAATATACCATGAACAGATGCACTTAAAGCATTACCCAATTCTTTTCTTTTTCTGGAATACCCTTCTATAAGTTTGGTATTGGGATAATTCCAATTATCAATAGCATATAATATACTACTAATAGCATCAAACCCTGGGATATGTTGATGAACCATTTCAATAGTTTTATCAATATTATCTATTGCATCATGACAAACCCTGTTCTTTTCAGATAGACCATTAACCAATCCATTAGTATAGAACTTTTTAGAATCACTTAGCGAATCTAATACCATCTCAATGGTATACATTTCATCAAGCAACTCTTTTAAACTTAAAATAATCATTTTTTAAATCTCCTTTAATTTTTCCAATATATAACCATCAAACAAATATAACCCATTGAGTATTATATTAATTGAGGTTTTCTTCGGACTCGTATCTATTTGACCATAGAAATTCTTGTGTGGGGTATGCATTGCATAAAATTTAGGCACTTCAATATCTGTAAACTTATATACTATTCTACGAACTGATATTAACAATATCTCATCAATACTATCCAAATAAGTATCAAAATCTGTTTCAAACATATTTTTGCAAACTTTATGGATTTTATCAATATCCGATATACTCTTTTCCGAATTTGAGAATTCTTTAAGAGAATATACAAGACTATATAATATCATAGTTGCGTATTTACTAATAATCTCATCATCTGCGATTGGTAATTCCATACAGTATTTATCTATGATTTCATCACATAAGATATTGAATTTTTCTAACCTCGTATATGCATTGTACGGGTTTCCCATTTTTAAAATCTCCTTTATTAATTTAAACTATATTAGTATAACTTTCTCATCGACTCAGCATAGTAAGTATAAAGTCTATTTGTAATAGATAGAATCTTACTAACGTTCTGAGCCTTTTCTAGATCAAGTTCCTCAACATTATTAAAGTTTTTAATCAATGTCATATCCTTACTATCATCATATAAAACCTTATCAAAATCTTCTATAGTATTACTATACTCTTCAAGTACTGATACAAAAGATTCTAAATAATAATTATCACGATTATACATATCAAGTATACCATACTCTGATACACTCAAAGCACGATTTAATACTTGTCTTTTTCTAGAATAAGCTTCCATAAAATTTACTTCAGCAGAATTCCAACTATCAATAGCACATAGTATTGCACTAATAGCATCAATTCCCGGGTTATGTTTATGAACCATTTCAATAGTTTTATCAATATTATCTATTGCATCATGACAAACCCTGTTCTTTTC